GTGAAGCCGCCGGTGCAGGTGGGGAAGCTGACGCTAGACGAAATCGAGCAGTGCGGCGTGTACATGGACATCCTGCCCGCGTGCGGTGACCACCCCGACCTCGAATGCTGGGTGACTGGCCCACCGCCGGCGCATGCACACATAACGTCACAGGAGGCGCTTGCCGAAATGTACCCCAACCTCGACCGCACCGCCTGGGTGTGGCGGGTGAAGGTGGAGAAGGCCAAGCCATGAAGCGCAGGCTATTGCAATCGGGCGATGAACAGCTTGCAGGTCACCGCGGTGACTTTGATACTTGTCCGCACTGTGGGCATCAGATGGACTGGAGTAAGTGGAGCCTAAATGCCCATACGCTATGCCTACACCCCAGGATACCACGGGCCGGCTGTTTCACCCTGATAGCTGAATGCCCAAAGTGCTTTGAGAATACCTGGGTCCATGAAGACCTGGGCGGCTACCACGATGGCTTCCCTAAGCAATGGAAGAAGGCGATTGAAACTGAGTCTGCCAAGCAAAAGCTCCAAGCTCTACGGGCATGGGGGGCCTCCCGGTGTTGGCAGTGCGCCAAGCTAGAGTCCGGCACAATTAGGTACAACGCGCACCGGATGTGCGAGATTGGCTCTGGGCCTGCCAGGAGGGAATGCAAATCATTCGTGCAACTAACCGCGGCCCCGGCCGCAGAAAGCGAGAAGACATGAACGAACCCAAACTCACCCCCGACGAAATCGCCGCGGGGCTGGAGGTCTGCGAGGCGGCGACGGAGGGGCCGTGGGAAGCCCGGACGCGGGGCTACGAAAACCTGGACCCCGATCCGGACGACAAATGGGATGCCATCCACTACGGCATTGGCCCCGATTGCCCTGTGAAATACACACGGCATACGATTATAACCAACAGCAAACAAGCCGCGGCCGACGCCGATTTTATTTTCCTCGCCCGCGACCTCCTCCCCCGTGCCCTCCACGAGTTGCAGGACGCGAACGACCGCATCGCCGAACTGGAGGCCCTCATCAGGCGCAACTGCGATCCTGGTGACGCCACGCCCGAAGACGGCCGGGTGATTCAGGGGTTGCTAGACGCCGCCGAGGCGGCAGGGGGTGAAGGGTGAGCATACACAATCGCACACGAACGCATGGATATGCAACATGAGTATTTACGCACCACCACCGCCACCAGAACCAGAGTATCGCTGTTCTTACTGTTCGGCAAGGGTTACCAATGGAAAGCCATCGTGTGGATGCTACAAAACCTACGTGGGGATGGCTGTTGTGTTTTGCATTGTCTTAATCGGCCTTTGGTGTTTGTTGCTCATTAGTCTATATTGAACGATTATTGGTGTGAAGCAGCCGCCGAAGCGGCCGACTGGTATCTGTCGGCCAGATACTTCTGAACGCGGCCAAGGCCGCAGAGGAAAAGCCATGAGCTACAAAACACGACGACACCAAATGCTCGCCTTCGAGCGAGAAGTGAAGGCCGGCAAAACGACGCTTCGCATGGCACTGCGAAATGCCGCGATGTGCGGAGCGGAGGAGGAGCGTTGGCGGACGTTGCACATTCTAAGGAAGCTCGATCTGCCGACCATCGCAGACGAGATCATGGCCTCGCCCGTGCTGGTCGTGCTGGGATATCAAGCGGCAACCGCCGCAGAAAGCGAGGTGACATGAGCCAGGATTGGACAGCGAAAGACGTACTACGAAATCCGCAGAACGCGGCGGATACAATCAACGCCTGCTTGACCTCGGCCAGTAGCAATCGCAATACCGCCCACGACCGCATCGCCGAATTGGAGAAGGAGGTCAAGGGGCTGCGGGCTGGTCGCCCAGCATGCGACGATCTACGCTGCGCCGCTGCGGCGATCGATCATCTGGCAAGTGTCGAACACGACAGATACGGTGTCTCGCACGTCGTGGCAGTCTTGGCCCAACATGGACTGGCTTGCCGGTTATACGCAGCCGCCGAGGCAGGAGGTGGGAAATGAAAGCGTTTCAGGTCGGCAGCGACTGCGAGAAGTACGAGCGCATCGTATTCGTGGATTCTCGCGAAAAGGCCAAGGCGCGGGGGGCCGGCGAATTGGACATTGAGTTTTGCGAGGTAACCTGCGTGCGACGGCCCCAATTCGACCAGTACGCACCCGGGCCGGTTCCCGCCGAGGTCCTGCTGGCCGCCGGCTGGTGGTACGAATGCAGCAACTGCGGCCCCGGCCGTACAACCGAAAGGAAAGTGAAATGGGAAAAACATTTTGTGGCCTCACTGCTTACGCAGCCATAGGGACCGTGGTGGTTGTCCTCGCCGTATTCGTCGGGAGACAATCCGACCGGTTAGGCAAGCTCGAAGAAGCTATCTGGGGCGAGTCGCGCGCCCCTAGTGATGAGGAGGTTGTTGACCAGGCAGCCGAGATAAGCGGCTACGACTACGATTCGGTAAAGGTGATAGTGGGCCTTCACCCGGTGATTGCTCCATTCGTTCAGGGTTTATTTGCTGATGGGGTAATCAATCGGCGTGAGCTTGAGCACATCAATCAGGCGTTTCTTGACCATGAAGCCTTGGAGCGTAACTCAAGGAACATCGACGATGCCAAGGGAGAATTGCGGAAACGGTTGAACCCATGTTAACCGCGGCCGACGCCGCAGAAAGGAAGACATGATGCCTGAGCAAATGGACCCGACGAAGGCCGACCGCATTTTGCTAAAGTCGCAACTGTACCGCTGCATGTGCCTTGTAGATTTGGTTCTCGGCGGCAAGGTGACAGTGGGGACCGGAACATGTCGCGAGACCATCATGGGCGACGTGGATAAGGCCCGGAAGCGGGTCGTCGAATGGCAGGCCAAGCTCGCCAACCTCCAGGCTGCCAACGCCCGCAGGGAAAAGGCCACCGACCTAACCAAGTTCCTTCGGCTCACCGCCGAGCTGGCCGAAGGCGATGGCTGCCCAGAGGAGGCTGCACAACTGCGGCTGGCGGCAGATCGCATCGCCGAGCTGGAGCAAGAGGCCGAGGAGCTACGGGCCATTGTGGACGCAGGCGTGGAATGGCGGAGTGCCTCGGTTCATCATGGGGCATGTACTCTTGGGTTTCGTGAGGGTGATGGGATAGCCGCTGCCGAGGAGTGCAGGAAAAAATTAGTGAAACTGTCGATCGCAATTGACAGGTATCACTACGAGGCCGTCGAAGCGACGGCCGCCGAAGACGCAGGAGCCTAGCCATGAATCCCGACGGCCGCCGCGTCCCCTACGGCAGCTCCCGCCACTGCGACAACTGCGGCGTGCCGCTCCAGTGGAGCCGGAGCGGGTTCTGGTGGTGCCCATCATGCCTCTGCGAAGAGAGACCAACAAAAATCCCTGAAGAACAAAAGGAGAACCCAGATGACGTATCGTGAAAACCCCAAGACCAAAAGCAGCGGAATTATTTGCTGCATCCCGCAGACCGGCCGATGCCCCAATGGCTGCGAGGACTGCTTTTTCCAGAGCGGCCGGAGCTACCTGGAACCGCTCAACGAGAACCTGCCGAACATGCCCACCCACGACGAAGCACGAGACCGGGTGGTCCGTGTCAACGATGGCAACGACTCCAACGTCCAGCGGGAGGCGGTACTCAACGCCACGAGCCACTTCCCGCACAAGTTCTATAACACAGCAATCCCGAAAGACCTGGAGGACTTTCCCGGCCCCGTCGTGCTGACCATCAACCCGGGCCTGATGACCAACACGGACTTTCACGAACTGGACCCCATCCCGCGAAACCTGATGTACGTCCGGTTCCGCACCAACACCTGGAACCTCGGCCGATTGGAAGAAGCCATCATCTACTACGTCGCCCGCGAGGTGCCCGTGGTACTGACCTTCATGGCCTATTTTGACGCCAGCGATCGCCGACTCGCAGTCAAGCGTGATTTTGAGCAGTCTGCCGATGTGCATTTCGATTGCGAACGGTGGCAGCAAGACAATTCGGGGTATCCAAATCCGCTTGCCGACCCCGAAGATCACCGCCCCCTTCGGGACCGCACTGAATTGTTGCCATATTGCTTTGTTTACTCGGCCGACAAGATCCCCGAAAGCCACCGGCGGAACTACTCCCTCCGCAAGCGGACGCTCAACGAGTATTGGGCCATCTTGCACTACGCATGGTGGGAAATCATGGACACCTATGGCCACAGTCCCTGGGTCCACTCCTGTGGCACTGAGGACATCCCAGGCGGTTCGGCCTGTCGGCACTGTGGAAACTGCCTCCGAGAATACTATGCCACGATGGAGCGAATGAGAGAAACCCCCGATGCCTGACTGCCATTCCCTCCTCTTCCCGGCCCTCAACCTCGGTCCCATCCTCGCCGGTTGGACACTCGTGCAGCTAACGCCGCAGGGCGTGGTGAAAGTGGGGACGATCGTGATTCACGGAAATGAGAAACCCGATGTCTCCTAACCACATCCCGCGATGCCCTAGGAAGTAACACTATGATTCCGAATCCAAATATTGGGATGACCTACCACACGCCAAATCCCGCCACCGACATCTTCACAGGGGACTGTCGATCCTTGATGTCCCTGCTCCAACAACAGTTCGATCTCATCTTTGCGGATCCGCCGTTTGACTACGGGGTACCATATTCCACGTGGAAGGACAATCTGGGATTCCAGAAATACGTTGCCTTTACCAAAGAGTGGCTGGATGAAACTTTTCACCGCCTCTCTGACCAGGGAACCTTGGTTGTCAATGTTCCAGACGAGATCGTCAGTGTAGTGGACATGTACTGTATGAGTGCTGGACTGACCAGAGTCAACTGGTGCATCTGGCACTACCGCTTTGGTCAGTGTACTCGTGGTCGATACATCCGCAGCAAGGTGCATGTGCTGCACTTCGTGAAGTCGGAGAAGGACCGCATCTGGAACCCCGACGCCATCCTGGTTCCGAGCGATCGTGCGACTACGTATGCCGACTCCAGGACACAGAAGACGGCAACCCCCGGCGAACGTGTCCCGCTGGACGTGTGGTGCAACGACAATGACGGGGACTGCTGGGGACGTGTCCAGGGGAACAACAAGGAACGGCAGCCCGCACATCCCAACCAACTCCCAGAAAAATACCTGGAGCGCGTTGTCCGTGCATGCTCGAACAAGGACAGTTGGATACTGGACCCGTTTCTGGGATCTGGGACCACACTGGCGGTTGCAAGAACCCTTGGCCGGCGTTCGGTCGGGATCGAGATCTCTCCAAGTTATGCCCAGAGCGCCTTTGAGCGCGTCAGGAAAGGAGCGTTGAGAGTATGAGTACCAACGGCGAGAGAGTGTTGAGAAAGTTGGATGTCGAACTCTATTGTGGCCGTTACGAAGGCTACCAGTACATCGACCTTGTGATCAAGAAAGGAATCCTCGAAGTCCACTCTGTGGGTTTTGACGACGAAGAGACCCACATTCTGCGCAGTGCATGCAGCCCAATACTTCGCAAGGAAATCGACAAGAGGTGGATTGACCTGGTCCTGACAGAAACTCGCGGCAACTATCTTGGCCACTGTACACTGCGCCTCTGCGCAACGAGTCGCAATAGGACAAATGTGCGCATCGAATTGGACAAGGATAACAACGAAGAGGTTGTCATTTCGATCCGGTGCCCAGGAAGCAAATGGACGCCCATCGCACACAGGATGTGTATTGACGGGTTCACGAGTTTCCTCGGCCCAAGGATCCGAGTAGGAAACAAACCCCTCTACCTCCGTGCAACGATCAACGAGAAGTAAGTGGACAGCAACGAAACAGAAAAACTGCACGCCGTGGTTTCAGCTCTCGTCGGGGGTGAGCGGCCTGGCGATACACTCATCCGCCTGGCCAACCTGATCATGCGTGTGCAAAAGGACACGCCACACGTCGTGACAGCGGACTGGAAAGACTGGCTGCGAGACATTGGGAAACGGCTCAACACCGTTGCCAGACCAATCGGGACCAGTATGACAGAGGAACCCCCACAACCAACGGCCGGCAGCGAACTCGAAAACTGGGAGCGAGTTTCGGAGCGGTGGATGGCCGTAGACGAGTTCCTGGAATGGCTATGCGATGTCCACGGGGTCTGCCTGGCGTGGGCCACGGCCGAACCAGGAACACCCTTGAATGCAGCCACCCTGTTCGACGAGTTCTTCAGAGTTGACCGCAAAAAACTTGACCGGGAACGGCGAGAACTGCTGGAGTTGCACCGCAAACAGGATACCGTATAATACAACCTGGGCGCGAGGATGGTCCCTCAACGGCGGGATCTGCCCCTTACGGGGCCCTGTTTCCGTCGACATTGTGTAGCCGATCAAAGTGATCGGAAGTGGGGAGTCTGAAAGCATAACCATCCTGTGGCGGTCATGCTAGTTATCACCGCCGATGATTCCCCCTCCACTTTATCCCTGCGCAGGGGGTTTGTACTTGCGACTGGAAAAATTGCACTTGCTATCCCAGCATATTGTGGTATAATGTATCGTACTGCCTGACAGACGTACGCCGACAACATGTTGTAGGAAGCAGCACAATGACCCAACAAAGCGCAGTCAGTTACCTCCGAGTATCCGGCCTTGGCCAGGTGGGCAACGGAACCGAGGACAAGGACGGACTGCCGAGACAACGGCGGCGGGTCAACGAGAAATCGACCTCCCTAAAGATACCCCTAGTTGAGGAGTATGCTGACAAAGGAGTCACTGGCAAATCAGCAGTTGGTATCCGGTCCACGGACGAACTGATCCACCGCCCTGGTCTTCTGCGCCTCCTGCACGACTTGGAAACGCAGAAATACGGTCCGAACGTCATCGTGATCGTCGAGAAGCTCGAACGGCTAGCCCGAGACGTGATGCTCCAGGAGTGGATTTACCGACAGATTGGAAACCGCGGGGCCTCACTGGTATCGTGTGAGGGGATCAATCTGGAACCCTCCGAAGATCGCTGCGTGGCTGCAACCCGCAAATTCATCCGGCAGGTTCTCGGCGCGGTATCAGAATACGACCGGGAAATGATTTCCTACAAACTGGAGTGCGCCCGAAAACGGCAGCGGGCCGAAACGGGCAGGTGTGAGGGTCCCAAGCGATACGGAGACCACCCAAAACACCCCAAAGAACAGGTATCCCTTCGACTGATCAGACAACTACACCGGGAGAACCGGAGCGCGGGAAAAATTGCCGAGGCGCTCAACGCTCAGGGTTGTCACACTCGTCGCGGCGGCCCATGGAAGCGTGGCACCGTATGGAAAATCCTACAACGAGAGCGAAAACTAGAACAGGAGTCTACCCCATGCCCCGACATGCACGCGACCCCGGCGACTTAGCTGTCTTCCCAACGTACGACAAGGCGGTGGAACACAAGACCAATAGAGAAGATGACAAGATTTACGCGGTGACCATCCCTCCCCTGCCAACCGGAGTAACCTGCTTCGTTAAGGCCGGATCGAACAGTTCGGCCAGTTACGACGCGCTTCGGTCACTGGGAGGCTCCATTCACATTCCGCAGCCGCGGGATGCACGGGCACTCCAAGTCGCAGTTGAGGTATCCGTCGACCACCTTTCCACTGAAGACCTGGAAAACCTTCGGAAGAGATTCGAGCAGGAACTGGTTGCCAGGAAGCCACTGGTTGCCAGGAAGCCGCGGAAACGGACGGCGAAGGGGTGACTCGCAGCCGCTCCTCGTCGCTGGGATGAAGATACTATGTCGCTGGGATCAAGATACTATCCCGCGGGCTTTCCCGTGTAGAGTTCAATGTTCCAGTGCAACCTCGCCTCCGGTCCAGTCGTCTTGTTCCAGACATAGGCCACGGCACCACGAGGCTGGTGGTTGAAGGTGTTCATCCGGTGCCACTCATTTGCCGGTGTGAGTCCAGTCAAGAACTCAACACCGACTCCCTGCTCCGCAAGCACCGATGGCCTCCCGGACCCCTTCCGGTGCTGATCTCCCAGGTGCCATTCCCGGTACCACGTCTCTCCCCACACGTCCCGGCACTCATTGGCCATCACGGCAGCCAACTTGTCAATTCGCCGCATGTGCCCGTGGTCAAAACCGACGAGGTTGACCCCATAATGCCAAAACTTGTAGGGACTCGGTGAAACCTCCACCTCGACGTTCCGGTCGTTGTGGAAGTACGCCCACAAGACCCAGCCCAGCGTATAACTGGACTGCTGGTCGTGGTTCCCCGAAATCTGTACGATGCGCAGGGGCCCCGCCTCCTTGAGGCAATTTGCTGCGCTAATTGCCAACTCTACCCCACGACGATAGGTCTCGTGCCAGGTAACCGCCTCGGGTTGTGGCGTACCCTTCGTCGTCGTATTGAAAACCGTGTCCGAGTGCAGAAAGTCGTTTCCGAACACCCACAGAATCTCGTCGAAAGGTGCGTAGGTACCGGCTTTCGCGAGGAGATCCTTAATTGCCCGCAGAAAGAACTGCTCGCATGTGTCAATGCTCCACGCATGATCGCTACCGGGACGAAAACACTCCAGCCCGAGATGGGGATCCATAATACAAATTTCGAGGGCCCGACGCGGAGCGGTCTTGCTCCTCGTGGGAACCTTTGCCCGGGAAGCAACCGGACCCGACTTCTTGAGATCCGTCAGCAAGTCCTCAATGGCCCGCTTCTCAGGGGTCTTCCTCGTGAACCAGACCTTAACCTGCCACAACTCCGTTGCCTCCAGGTGCTCGCTGCGCTCCTCTCCGCTTCCCTGCGCAACTCGGGATACACAGTCCCACTTGTTGAGTACCCAACGCTCCACCTCCCAGATGTTTGTATCAACGTGTCCCTCGGCCAGCGCGTCCGCCAGCGTGCGTATGGTTTTGGTCCGCAACGTCAGCACGCAGGCCGCATTGCCTCCCTGCACTTGAACAGCAGGCGCGCTTGAGGTAACGTCCTCTTTTTTTTGTGGCGTATCCGGCGAAAGACCTAGACGAACAACAGCATCCCGCAGCGTGGTTCTCGGGATGTTCAGTTGCTTGGCCGCATGTTCCTTGTTCCATCCAGCAGCCTGGAGCGCATCCAAGAGCACCTGGGGATCCAAATCTCGACGTGGCATCATCGACCTCTTTTTTCTTCACCGGGGGCTCCGTCCTCGTTCTTTGGTCGCTTGATCCATTCGACGACTTCGATTAGTCCAACTGCATTGATTGTCGACCGAAGGATCGTGAACCGTTTTTCGTTGTCGTCGTGGGGAATCTTCGGATCGTAGTACGCCCAGCAATCCAAACAGAGTTCTCGACGAGTAATCTTCCCAACCTCGCCGTAGACAAGGAATCGTTCCGGATCGGAAGAGTCCTCGGAATGGTCGTAGAAATCGACCAGAACACGCATGCCACAACGGAGACGCCTAGCCACGGAAGAAACTCCGAGAGTTAGTGTTGTGCCACCAGTACGAACCCACAGACTACTTGGGAGCTTCGGGGGGGCACTGACCCCTCCTCTTCATAAAAGATTTTTAGGCTTGCATTTTTTTCCGACAAGAGATACACTAAAAGTGTCCAATAACATGTTATCACAGTTTCCGCTGGAAAACAATGGGAAAACTGGCAAAAACCAAGGGAAACACCTTCGAGCGGGAGGTGGCAAAAATTATGTCATCCTGGTCGGGGGAGGAGTTCCACCGACTACCCGCTTCGGGGGCCCTCCGATGGCACGGGAAGATCTGGACCTTTGGCGATCTGCTCCCCCCGGAATCGTTTCCTGTCGTTGTTGAGTGCAAGCACCACCACGAGGTGTCCGTTGATGCCCTCCTCGGAAACAAGCGACATGGCCCCGGAAAGGGACAGATCGCAGATTGGTGGTGGGGACAGTGCGTCCCCGATGCAGAGCGTGCCGCGGAACAGACGGGCCGCCACTGTGAACCGATTCTCGTATGGAAACAGGACTACGGTGTTGCACGGATCTGCATCCGGGAACAACTGCTGGATCGACTTCCGCCCCAGGCACGACAGGAACCTCAGTTTCTGCGAGGCCACTTTCTGCGAAACCCAAATCCCGTACTGGCGAACATAAAACACTTCTGCGAGACGGTCTCAGCCACCGCTGTGCGGGATGCCATCGGTGTCATCGCCCAGTATCCGCTTGGCGCCCAGAAGACCGCCTAGTCGACTGCTCTCTGGCCATCTTCTTCGCAATCCATCTTTCCATCGTCTTCGGTCTTGGCAGAATTCAGCGTTGTCGTCTCCCCAATAACTTGGTCAGCGAATCCGCCACAAGCCGGAACTGCGCCCGCGATTGTCGCAAGTACAAACCCCCTGCGCAGGGATCAACACACCAACTACTTGGAAGCTTCAGGGGGCGGTGGCGCATCTAGCACGGTGGCCGCGCTGACTCCCGCCTGCACCAGCATCTCGATCAACCTGGTCCTGCTCCACCGACGATCGACTCGCGGTAGGAAACGGTTCGCCAGTTCCTGAAGTTCTGGGTCGGGGAGCATCTCCAAGGTGGCCGGTGGCTTCTCTGTGTCCGAGGACTTCTCCACCGTCTTCCCATCCCCCGCCGGCAAGGATGCCCCAGACACCGTATTCTCGGTCTCCTGGACCAGCTTGCGAATGTTTTCTCGGCGCCGGTTCTGTTCCTCATCCCGGAAGCGGGCCTGCGCCAGTTCGGGAGCAATACCCCCACCAATGAAATACGGGTCGTTCTGCATCGTTTAGGTCTCCTCGGGCAATGTTGTGAACACGGAGTTAACATCAGTTTCTATTCTACTGACTCCCTTCTCTTTGACAACCACAATCCGCTTGTTAAAGTAGCTCTTCAGATCCTCGTCATGGCTCATTACCAAAAGAGTCCCGATCCGCGGCAACAGTTCACTACGCAACAAGTCTACCACCGCCTCCTTGCCGATGTTATCAAGATTGTCAAATGGCTCGTCCAAGAGCCGAAGATGAACCGGAGCAACACTCCTTGCAGCAGCCAGGTCCCCCAGGGCAAAGAGGACAGCAATGTCCACACGCCGCATCTCGCCACCAGAAATTCCCTCATAGTCACCTGCACCGTGCGCGTAGGAGACGGCAACCCGGAATTTCTCCCGCAGTTCACCAGAAGCCAGTACAGTCTGAGTCTGGAAGTTGACGGTTGCCCGCCCACCCGACAGGTGCGACAGGTAGATATTGGCCCGTGAATTCAACTCCTCCGTCACCGTTGAAAGGAGCAGGCTCTTGACCCCCCTGTTGGAGAAACCGTGGACCCAGAACTCCACGTACCGCTGCTGCCTAGCCAAGAATTCCAACCACCCTTTCTGCTGCCCGAGGGCCCCCTCCAAATGAGTCACCTTGGCCTGAGCATCACCCAGCAAGGGGGTATAAGGCGACATCTGACACTCGACCGCGTGCAGGCGCTCCCTCGCCGTGGCCACGCTTTGCTCCCACAGCCTCTGTGCGGCCCCCTGCAAGGCGATCTCCGTTCGCAGGTCTTCCGACTCCTCCTTGGCAATCCGGGCCTCCTGGGCAAGCTGAGAGGCATCGGAGAGGACATTCCCGAATTCGGCGATGTCCGCTCCCAGTTGCCGGCGCTCCTCTTGGAGTTTGGCCACCTGTTCCCTGGTACCGTTGGCCGCCTCCCAGGAAGCATGTTGCCGGGCCTCCTCGTACCGCTTTTGGTTCGCCTTGAGAGACATCCGGTGAGCAACAAGCTCCTGAACAACAGATTCTCGCCGCAACTGTAGGTTGAACAGATCCTCCTCAATCCCCCCAAACATGTGGTCCCGGGCTTCCTGAGACAAATCCTGGCCGCAGCGATCGCAGGTTGTGGCCGAGGTCTTCTCCGCAATCCTCCGTTCCAGATCCGCGATCTCGGTGTCAAGAGTCTCAGTGCGACAATTGGCCCTGTCCTGGAGACGCCCCGCTTCTTCAATCAGTCGCTCGTAGTAGTCTGTGGTGTTCTCAGGAGGCTGCTTCGGAGGCTGTTCCGGGGCGCCGGCCAGCGTTCCCCAGAGAGCCGAAATGCGCCCCGTGATCGAGGCTGCCCTCTCCCTTCTATGCGCAATTTCTCCTTGCGCCTTCTCGGCGACCGTCCGGTATTTGTCATGCTCGGCGGCCTGTTGCTGGCACCGGGCCAACTTCTCCCCCAGGATGGGATCCACGACAACCGGAGCCTCTGAAAGATGTTCCAACTGCTGCTTCGCATCGGCAATCTGTTGCTCGTGGGCAAGAATGAACTGTTGCTCCGCATTCTCCAACCGGAGGACCTCAGCCTCGGCTTCTAGCACACGTGCGTGCAGAGACTGCGCGGAAGCCTCCACCTGGCCAACCGAAGTTTTGATGGTGGCCAGTTGCTCCCTCTGGCGATCGTGCGCCGTGACAAAACGATCCATGCCCAGGATACGATCCAAGATGGCCTTCTGCTGCGCATCCGTGCCGGCCGCAAAACCCTGAAAGCCCTGCGGAAACATGACGACGTTGCTGAACGTCGTCGCGTCCAGTTGGATCAGGTTCTCCAGTTTGGCTTGGGTCTCCCGATCACTGGATGACGTGATCTCTTTGCCGTCGATAAACAGCAGCAACTTGTTCCGTTCTTTGTGGTGCTTCCGGTGTCGGTGGACCTCGACGACGTGCCCATCTAGTCGGATGGTCACGATGCCACGGGTTTTTCCCTCGACCGACTCCTTGGTTGCGGTGTCCTGCCGGATCACCTTGTCCGCCTTCTGTGGGAACAAAGAACTCCCGAACAAGGTCCAGGCAAGACACTTGAAGATGCTGGTCTTGCCGGCACCGTTGCTGCCACCATCGTCGCGGTTGTCTCCCTCGACAAGGACCAAGCCCAGATCACTCAGCGGCAGGTCGAGCTGCTGGTAACTGAACAGATCGGTGGCTTCCAAATTGAGGATGTCCATTCACATGGCCTTACGTCACAAGATCAACTGTTTTCATAACCTATTGCTCTCCATAACTTGCGAATGCCGTTCCACTATAGCACGTCCGATAAATTCGGCTAACTGTGGCACCACTGCATTACCTAGTGCGGAATACTGAGGTCGCACCACCCGACTGGAAACCCCATCAACCACTCTTCCCACCTGGGGTTCAATACCCCACTGGCCCACTCCGACCTGGGCACTGGAGTTCTCACACCAAGGTAAGACTTTGGCAAAGATGCCCGACGGATTTTCGGTGGGTGTCCTGTCGGGCACATTCTTACAGCAGATAACAGGGTTGGCCGCCAAACATCTCTTTTGCTCCCACTCATATACCCGGTTGCTTCGCTCGCGGTTGGTGTGGGCCACAATAAATTGCCTCGGCCTAATGTGGGGAGCACCAACGGCCGTAGCCGGTAACACTGCCCATTCTGCATCATACCCCAACTCGGCCATTTCCCCGAGTATACTTGGGAGACCTTTGTTGTGGAGGTTGGCCGTATTCTCCATGACTGCGTAAGTCGGTCGTAAGAGGCAAACAACACGGACAAATTCCTTCCAGAGACTTGAATCCTTACCCTTCAACCCCTCCCCCTTGCCAGCTAAACTAATATCTTGACAGGGAAACCCCCCAACAATTAGGTCTACCTGCCACTCCCGTCGTGGCTTTGGTGGAAATATCCTAACGTCCTCCATGCGACGTACATTAGGCCAGTGTTTTTTCAAGACTTGGATACAGAATTTATTTATCTCAACTTGCCAAGAACATACCATCCCTGCTCGTTCTAGCCCTAAATCAAATCCGCCAATTCCAGCAAATAAGGAACCGAACCTCATAGGGTCGATTACCTTAGTGGATGTTTGCATCAGCCTTCCCACGGACGTGTCACATCTCCTTCCCGCAGATGTCGCAGATTGTGGACGAATCGTTCCCACCTACTCGGACGGTACCAGATCCGCAGAAATAAACCCCGAAGCTTGCAGGACGTGCGAAAACGCCTCTTGCTGGGAATTCTGCCGTGCTTGCCGGGTCTCCCAGTACGCGACCACCTTCCCCACGGCCGATCGCCACAGTTGCCGGCCACGAACCGTCAGCAAAAATGGTGGACTGGCGAGCGTGATATCACCGGTTTCCAGGTACCGATTGTGCTGGAACGGGGGTCGGTAGTGCCCGTAGAGCAACAGGTGCCGTGTACGGTCGTCGCAGGCCGGATGCGCAATGGCAGCCTTCAACAGCAAGAACTCGTCAACGGTATACTGCTCCGGGTTCCCCAGGGACAACTCGACACCGGCCCCGATGCGCAGTGCTGCGGCATCGTACTGCGACAGGTCCGGGAATCCCGGCGCGCTGACCAGGCGATCCTTCCGCACCTCGTACCACCTTCCGTAGTCATAGAAGCCAAAGATGCGCCGCTGGAAAACGCGGCCGGCGACATCAACCTGCTGGTGGGCGGCAGTCGGTGCTTCCGGGACCGTTGTTGCCGCGGGAGAGTTCGCCACAAACCGGACCCAGGGTAACACTATTAGGGCACAGCACAGGCAGAACAGTCCTGTGGCCAGAATGCGAATCATCATGGTCACTTCCTTATTTCTTTGGTTGGGGGACATCCCCATGGGTAAAGGTGGCTTGGTACCCTGTTGCCTCCTCGGCACTAAGTGCAGCAACCTGTACTACTGAGGCAAGTTCATCTGAAAATTTGTGAAGTCGGCCCGACAGAGAAATGAGATCATCGAGCACCTTCTCATGCTGTGCCCTCTCACCATGGATACAAGTCGCTGCGAGAGAACTCTGCCTCTCATTCTCGGCGGCGGTTGCGGTCTGCCTTTCGATAAGATCGTCGCGACACCCAAGCCCGCACCCGAGTACAATGGAAAGAATGACAACAGCCAACGCCACCACCGGAATCCCGAGTTCGACCCAAACTGTTCCGGCCCCAGCCCCGAAAAAGAATAGCGTTCCACCTAAAACCACAAGCGCAATGGCGACCGTTCGCATGGACAGCCTCCTTAGTGTATAACGTTGATGTTCATGGCAACGGAAGCCTTATAGGCCACTGGCCCATCCTCCGCCCCTTGGCAATGATTTGCTGAATCCGCTGCCTGCTCACACGACGTAGTCGGTCCACGACCTGCTTGTCCTCACGAGTGGTCCCCAGAAACGACAAGGCAAGATCAATGCGTCGTTCGCCAATCTCCCACAGAGTTCCCCAGAATGAGTTGGTCCGACTGTGCGGTTTCTTGACATCAATACGGTGTATCCTCGCCCCCTCGTGGGGTTCGCCCATCTCCCGAACGAAGGTCGTGTACCGCTCCCACCTCCTGCACAACGATCCGGAACTCCGCAGACGTACCCAGGTCTCACGCAGACAAGCGCTGCCCGGAAACCGCGGACCCCGCAAAGACGGACGGGGATAACTGCACTCCCGACAACTACGCACACCTCGCCCGACCAGGTTACCGTGCCGAATGTTCACAATGCGCCCGCAGGAACAGCGGCACTGCCAACAGGTTGCCTTCTCTCCCTGCGTACCATACTCACAGCGACCTGCGAATCCGATAACTTTCAACTTCCCGAACGTACGCCCCAACAAATTGGCGCGGATCTCGGAAGGCACACACGGATTGATTGCCAGCATCTGCATTCCCTAGTTGTCTGAAAAGCCGTGGGGAAACATGTACACGTCAAACATCCCCATTGCTGTGAGTTCATCGGTCAGTTGGTCAACCGTTTCTATGGGAAGGCCCAGACCAGAAGCCATCTCCTCCACCGTTGCTTTCTCACGTCCAAGGTACCGGAGTCCCAGAATAAATCCGTAGACAACCGCCTGAGACGGCGTGAAAACAGCACCCTCAGAATCAAACACGCCCATCGTGAAGTGTTGCCAACCCCTCATCCAGCAAGGCATCGGGATCGAGATCCCTACACCCGGTCTGGACCAAGTATTCCTGGAGCAAAGCGGAATCGTCCGTCGCAGCTTCCCGTGTGATACGGGCCGCCCGCGATGCCGTTTCTGTCTGTTCCTCCAAGCGGAGGCGAGGCCACCGCTCCTTGAGCGCCGCAACCGACTGCCGCCAGCGCGGATGGTAAACCACCTTGACGTGGTTGACCGCCGGATTCACCCCTGAGAGGTCTTCGCCGGCCGGGTCGAGCGCATCCTCCGGGAACCCAAGCACTTGAAACTTCGGTGCCGACGACTCCCGGAATTCGATCTCCCAGTTCGCCGTATCCAGGATCAGGAAGCCTCTCTTCTCGTCCCGATCCCCGAAATTCAGTTGCATCGGACTGCCAACGTACTGAACTTTCCCGTTCGTACCTGGCAACGTCTGCCGCTTGTGGATATGCCCTAGCAACACGTAGTGACGAACACGATCCAGTGGCAAGTCGCCAAGCTCGATCTCGTGCGTGTGGACATCGTTCGGACCTGGAAGGGCTTCCTGGAGTCCCTGGTGCATGAGTAGGATGTCACAATCTGTGACCGCCCGTAGCTCTTCCTGGAGATGAACCTTGTCGGCCAAATGGGGAATGCAGTAACAGTCCACTGGCCCCCCCGCAGAACCAACCACCGAACGGCCCCGCATCGGGGTTGCAAGGGAACCTTGTACAACCTCTGCCCGGGGAGAAAATGGGGTCAGCGAACAGCAACCTCCAATCCGGGAACTCTCGTCGTGGTTGCCACGGAGCAGGTAAACCTCCGCATGATCTGACAGATCACGGATCGCCCGCCACGTCTCGGTCCACACTTCCACGTCGATCTTGGTGCGGCTTTCAAACAGGTCTCCGGCAAAGACCACAACGTCAATGTTCTCCGATCTTGCAAGGTCCGCAATCTGCTCCACCACGTTCAGACAATCCACGAAGCGAGAGTTCAGTCCAGACGCTGCGCAGACAGAAAACTGCTGGTAGTTGTGTGCGTGGAGATCGGAAAAGAAGAGGATTTTCACGGTTACCTCGACGAATCAGAAGCCACCGGAAGCTCCGAAATATCCGGTAGCAGGAACATTCCATTCCGAACCAACAACTCCGCCAAGCTCGTCACAAACGCATCGATAAACTCCTCGTCCGGCGCGTCGGGATCCAAACACCCTCGCAGGAGAGGGTTCTGTCGGAATATCGCATGAACGAGTTCGTGGAGCAGGGTCACGAATATCTCGTCTGCGTGACGCCTCATGCCATTGGGCCCCACGAAAACGGCCACCCGCGACCGCCACGGGTCGTGCTGGCCTATCAGACTCCCATCTCGCTTGTCGGAGTCCACCTCTTCGAGGTGCTGGACGTACTCCACTACATAAGTATACGGCCCGAGGCAGATTTCAGTGGGCCAGATCATGTTGGCGCTCCTGTCGGTTCTACTGGATCAGGGGTAATCTTGAAGATGACACCCGGTTTTTTGCGAAATTTCATGTCGCCCTCCAAATTTTCAGAACCTCCCCCGTCATCGTGAACAACTCCCCCAAACAAAAGCAGGCACCCAACTCATCAGGATCCAACCGGCGGTATAACCAACAACTATGCAGAGAAGATTAGTGAACACCAACCTCCAGTGGATTCTGAGCATCGGGGCCTTCATCGTGAGGAAACCGCCCACAAGCAAAAGCAAGCCGACAGTGAAAGTCAAAACGTGTATCACGCTACCCTCCTACAATCGGAAAGATCGACAAACGCACCAGGAATACCACTCGCCAGGAGATCGTTGGCGTCGTCCTGTCCGTAGGCTACCAGAGCAGATGGCGCTCCGGCATTGTTCTTCGGCTGGGAACCGTCAAGACGGTAGAACTGCAACCGCCGTGACAAGAACAACACCGCCGAGGCCGTGAACCACACCAACTCGTGCCAGTATCTCGTTTCCGTCCTTGCAAAAATCAGGGCAGTGCCACAGCCATGTTCTGCGAGGCGCTTGAGCCACCGCGCCGTCTCGGGACCGTACGGAGGATTTAAGAAGACCCGCCCCATCCACGGCTTGACGTAACCATCGTCAAGTTTGTTGTACATCACTTTTGCCGTACGCCATGGTTGCCCCACCGCAGCACACGGATCCAGATCAAACTCGCCGAGGGCAGCAATGATCTCGGGCGGCGTTAGCCACTCAACGGTTGCACCTTCATAGGGACGTTGGTGTCCAAATCCTACCTTGCGGCTGCTCATCTCACTGGTTCCTCTGCTTCACGACCTCAGCGGCCAGCCGTATCAAAGCATCGGCCAGCAGATGTCTCTCGGAGAGACTCACTGTTTCCATGTACTCCCCAGCAAGACCATGCCCCTCAGCAAGGCAAGCGGTGAACACCGTCCCAGCGGCGCAAAAACACTCAAGACTTTCAACGTTGTGCTCCGACAGCTCGTCCTCCAAGATGGCCAGGGCAGCCATCACACGAACCTCGGGCGGGCCGTCCGTGTTCAGGACGTGATCCAGGTACCGCGAGAAGATCCAATGCGCAAACTCAGCCGGAGCGTAGTTCACACTAGGATGCAACCGCGCGTACTGCTCCAGGATGTCCCTTAGCTTGGCCTTCGAGATCATCGTAAAGGAGTCTCCAAAGTTCCGGGTGTTTTTCCAGCTTCTCGGGCCAATCCTTGGCACGAAACTTGGCCTGTGAAGTATCAATTGCCTCGTGCAGGACGTACCAGCCCTTGGACGGGGATTGGATGGCGCGCTTCTTGGTATCCGCAACTGTGTACCTGCCGTTGCGGTAGTATTCCCAGAGCGCCTCACACTTATCGACACCCAGGGTAGTCTGGTAACCGTAGATCGGATGCGGATACCCGGCCTGCGTGTAGAAGGACATCCAGAACTGTCCGTACGGAGTGCCCAACTTCGACTTCTGAACGTGACCGCACAACTTCCGTCCAATAGGCACCTTGGCCCCGCCAACATCGACGAAGATCATGCTCCTTGACTCGGAACCGTCGAACCGAAGCTGCACACGCTGGGTTGCCTGAAACTTCAACGAGCGTCCCCCCGGCGTGGTCGACGCCTCGTAGGGAGACATGGAGTCTCGCATCTGATTGATAATGACAAAGGCAACGTTCGCAACGTAGATCGGATCGGAAACGTAATTGATTCCCTGACCGATCATCTTGGCCTTGGACATGTCAACCTTGTCCATTCCTACATCTTCCAAGTGCTCCGTACTCGCCGTAGCAATGGAATCGAGACCGACCGCAACCGGATCGTTGTTCTTCTCCTTGCGAAGTTGCAAGACGTTCATGCACAGTTCATGGACAAACCCGAAGATCTTCTCGACCGTGCTAACTTTCGACGGAGACGGAATCAGCAGCGCCTCTGGATCGCCGCCCATCGCACGGAAGAACTCCGGATCATAGGACATCTCACGCTCAATGAGCACCGAGACACCTCCACGACGCTGGTTCTCTCCCAACGCCATGTACAGAAGCGCCGTCTTGCCAGACGCAAAGTCTCCATAGACCTCGGCAAAGCGGCCGTATGCAAGACCGCCACACAGGGTGTGGTCAACACCCGCTATCCCGGTTGGCATCACGTCAATGTTCCAGATCACATCCGTGCCGGACTTGACGGTGCCAGCCCCTCCGGTCTTTTGCAGCGCTTCTCGCATCACACCTTTACTTTTTGTCGGTTTCGTCACGAGTACAAACCCCATGCACAGGGATCAGAGGAGAGAGCCGGGGGCCAAGTGCCCCCGGCTCGACGGTCCACTCACAACTACCCGCCCAGAGTCTGGCGTAACTCCTGTGCCGCCGAACTGCTCTCCGGCTTGCCGTCCTCCGGCACCTGTCCCTGCGCCGCTTTTCGCCGCTGAAGCTCCTCGATCTGCGCCTGGATGGCATCCTCTTCACTGGGAGGCACGGGCGCCGGGGGAGCCATCGGTGGGGAGGAAGCAGGCGGGGCGGTCGGCGGCGTGGAGGGAGGCACCGCCACCGAAAACCCGTGCTCGGAGGCCGGCTTCCAGGCGTTGCCATGATGCACTGTCCAGTCCGTGCCGGTGGCCAATGTCTGTACAATCTCGGCCGCCGGCTTCTGGACCGGCTGCTGCCCGGGAGCCTCGATCACCCAGAGGAGTTGATCCGCCGAAACGCCTGCGGGAAAAACGAGAACCGGACCAGCCGGGACAGGCGGCGCGGGAGCCCCTGGAGAAGGTGGAGCCAGCGGGGGCGACGACACGGGATGCTGTGGGCGCGGATTACCGTCCGCCTCCCCACTACGCTGTGCTGCCACAAACTCCCCATCCGTTCCGTTGAGCACCGCCTCGATATACTCCGCATCGGATGGGCGCCCCACCTTGTACTTCTCAAAGAGGTCCACAGCCAACCACTCGGCCGTTTGCTCGTCCGTACCGAGATTGCTCGGCCCCGCATCCGGCAGGATCTCGTACTTTGCGTACCGGTTGCCACTCTGGCCCTTGGGAGTGAAATCGATAATCAGATCCCGAGCCCCGCGGCCGTCCTGATTGGGCACCGCAGTCGTGATATCACCGTACCGCGGGTCCACCACGTACTTCATCACATCTCGCATCTGCCGCTCCGTGGCATACCAAATCTGAGGCCCTTTGGCCTCGTCGGCGCGGTCAATGACGAACACGATAACCTGAACACCGGGCTTGATCCGCGAAGCCTCTTCCTGCTTAGCCGGATCATCGCTGGCAACCAGCGCGTCGTAATACGTCTGGAACGGGGTGTCACCAAGACCATACTGGGCCCGGGGAACGACCATCTTCTGATTCGGACCCACCTTGAAAGCAGCCTGGTATTCCTTGAAAAAGTCCCCACCATCCGAGAAAGCCGGAATGATACGGATCTGGTTCCGTCCGCGATTTGGGGTCCAGCGTGGGGCACGATCGCCCGACTGCTCCCATTGGTACATCTTCTTCTTCCACCGATCCTGCTGATCCTGAGCTGTCATTAGGTTTCTCTCTTCTGTTCTTGATACGAGGTTTTAGCATCGTCCCAATTGGGCGGGCGGCTGCTGGATGTCGGATCCCAAGAACGCTCCCGCACCTGTCGGGCATTGATACTCTGGAGCATGGCTCGATGAGAAAAAAACATCGCGTTTTCCATGCGGTGAAACCGTTCATACACATGCTGCGCCTGCCGGTACTGGGCCAAGACAGCCCTGAAAGCAGGATCCAGTACAGCCAGTTCCTTCACCCGATCCTCGGTGATCTTTACTTTGTCCGTTTCGAGGGACTGCCTAGCGCGCTGGCGACAGTCGCACCGCACGGCCTCCAAATTGTCTTCCAAGTCGTGAAACTGCCGCTCGGCAAGTTCAGACAGTAACGCCCACTTGCGATACGTAGCAGTGTGCTCAAACAGGTGACTCGTCACATTGTCTGGATTCAGGACACAGTCCAACCGTGACTCCCAGTCAAACACATCCTCGTCGGCAGCAAGCCGGTGAAATGTCTCATCGATGCGCTCGATCTTCCCAATCTCTTCCTCAGCCATCGTCCTCATCTCGCATGTACACGATTCACCTCTGGCACGATCCGCGACAACTTGTCAAAAAATGCCTCACTGAATGTCACGGGCCCGTAGTTCGAGGAACACACCACAACAGGAAAGTCCTCATAGCCCTCCCGAAGCAGGACCAACACAAATCGGAGAACCCGGCCACGGAAATCGAGAGGAAGTTCCCGCCACGCAACCCGGGCCGCCTTGCACCGACCGGCGTCCCAGAGCGAGATGACCTCCCAAAGCATGTTCCATAACTTGTCGGACAAGGTATTATACCACGCTTGCAGAAGATGTTAGACCACTTTTTCCAGATTTCCCCAGTCTGGACCGATTTCCAGGTCAACCACGATCGGAACCGTCAGCCAGGGGAAGCGGAACCCCTCCATCACGGCACGCACGACCCGGCACGTCTCCTCCTCCAGCCCCTGGGGCACGTCAAAAACGATGCTGTCGTACACGGTCAGGAGCAACTTCACCGGCATCCCCAACGCATCAAGGGCACGACGACAGCGCACCAGGGCGAGCAGCGTTATCTCGCTCGCGCCGTTCTGAATCAAAAAGTTGTACGCCTGCCGGATGGCATGCGGCGTGATCTCCTCATACCGGCGCCTGCGCCCCAGCGGCGCTTCCTGCCATCCCTGTGCGCGAATGATCCGCTCCTGTTCGGCCATAAACCGCCAAACACCAGAAAAGGTACACCGGTGCATTTGGTAGAATTCGCGTGCCTGCTGTTCGGTGTTGCCTGCATCAATAAACTTCTTCAGAAGACTCTCTTCCGACATACCGTACACTACCCCGAAGTTAATACATTTTGAATTTGCTCTCTGTGCCTTTGTAACCTCTTCCAGCGAGATCCCGTACACCTTTGCCGCCGTTGCCGTATGGGCATCGAGACCATTGAGATAGATGTCCTTGAGCGCTTCGTCGTCAGACAACGCCGCCAATATGCGCAGCTCAATCTGGGAATAGTCAGCCTGGAGAAGAACATGCCCGTCACTGGCACAGAACATTGCCTTGATGGCCTTCCCGTCTTCGAGCACCTTACCGGCGGTATCGTCTCTGGGAATGTTCATCAGGTTGGGATCGGAACTAGACGGCCGTCCCGTCACCGTTCCGTGGAGCTTGTAGGTCGTGTGTACCCGCCCGTCCTTCCGCACTGTCCGCTGCACACCCACACAATAGGTACTGTGCAACTTGCGGAGCCGCCTGATGCTCTGGATAGACCCGACCTCCGACACCCGTACATACTTGGCCAGCACCTCCGAATCCGTGGAATACTGGCCGCCCCGCGTCAACTTGAAGCACCGCAAGTTGAGAAACTTCTCCATGAGTTGGCCGCAGTGATCAAACGAATCGGGATTGAACGAACAGTTCTTAGCTATCTCGAATGCCTGCACTGCCTGGGAATCACGCAACAACCGTATCTCCTCGCAGATGCGCTCGGAGAGGTACTGGTCCAGCTTGGAAATGTTCTCTTGCGAAACAGCCACCCCCCGCCACTCCATGTCCAGGAGAACATCGGCAACTGGCAGAAGCAGATCCGAGAGAAGCCATTTCTGGATGGGACTGAGTTGCCCCTCAACATGCTGCCGAATTCGGAAGGTCGCATCCACATCGTGGCAGAGATACTGGCACATCTGCTCGGTGTCGGCCAGAGTGAACTGACTCTTCCACGGCGACATCGTAGTAAACAGAAGCGCCAGACGTTCCAGTCCGTGGGTGCCCTTCTCCTCGTCGAGCAGGTAGTGGCCAAACATCGTGTCAAAGTCAACCTTGCACCGCTCAACACCAAACCCGTGACGGATCCACTTCTGGTCGAACTGGACGAAGTTGTGCCCGAAAACAGTCTTTCGCCGGAGCAGGTCTGCGATGCGCGGAATCAAATGATCGTGGAGGTACTTCTCGTCCCACCATTGCAACCGCGTGAGCCCACGAGCATGGATCGGGATAGCCCTGCCAACACCTGGTCCGAACGAGAACCCGATGGAAATGACACGACAGTCTTCCTCGGGAAAGAGACGGGGTTGAAATGCCGTGTCTCCTGTCTCCAAGTCGCACGACAACGTATCGTACCGCTCGAACTCCTCAAAGAACCGATCCACGTCCTCCGGTGTCCTGGCAGTCTGGTAGTCTGTCTCGATGTCCCCCCGTCGCTGGATCCGCCCCTGCTCCACCTGCTCCCGCAGCCACCGCAGATCGGAAACCATCAAAGATCGGAGCGAAACCTTCTCCTCTTCCGTGTCGCAGTGATACAACGACACGGGTTGGCGGATAGGAAAGACCAACAGATCAAAGCCCACCGGAACGATGCAGGGAAGTCCACGGCGGCGCAGCTTGGTGACCCCCGTATGTCCCGTAAGCCAGGTCAGTGCCTTGGCACCCATGGCAACAATGAGTTTTGGACGCACCCGACGAATCTCAGTGCGCAGGTAGTCCTGGCACGCCTTCCACTGGCGCTCCTTAACATTGATGTCCCCGGGAAAACATCGCAGGCAGTTCGTGTAGAAACTGTCGGAAACGGGAACCCTCGCCTCCAGCAACATGGACTTCAACAACCGACCGTTGCCACCCGTGAACGGGGCCCCGATGCGGTCGTCCTCCTCGCCCGGATGGAACCCGACGAACATGTATGTTGGGCTGGTGTTCCCGACCCCATCCATGCGATTGGTGCGCATGACCGGATTCTCGCAGAGATCGCAAGCAGCGCAGCGGAGATCCGTGCGAACACGATTGCCAACGGTATGGAGAAGAGAAAGCTGAGGCATCTATTCCGCTCGCAGGGCTAGAACATGCTCGAATTCCTTCCCATAAAACCGGATGTGACTCCTTCCTCCGGTCACCACATCTGTCAGATTGCCTTTCCTCGTGCGCTTGACCGCGTCAATGAACAGTCCAGCATCCAACTTGACCTGGAACGGCGTTTGGTAGTCCCAGGACAGTTGCTCCTCAGACAAGCCAATCTCCGACTCCACACTCCGCACCGTTAAAACACCCGCAGCAGTATTCTCCAGTCGGATCTCCTTATGAGATTGTGTCCCAAGAAGACCACAGACACGCTGCGTTGCGGAGACCATCTCGTCTGGAAATACGCAGTCATCAGCCGGCCGCAGAACACGCCCGAACTGTTGATCGATCGCGTCAAAGGGATAAGCCAGAGCCGACACCGAAGCCACCACAACCGTATGGTGCTCGTCGTAACTACAGACCAGCCGGTTGTCGTCACGGTGGATCCGAGACGGCTCCCCGAACGAAAGAATCCGCCGCAGGGCCCCACGAGGAATGGAGATCGGACTCTCCACTTCCCCGGACAGGTCCGCGCGGGACGCCCGGTGTCCATCGGTAGCGTAACAGTACCGACCTCGGAATCCTGCACCGGAAAACCGGGCCGTCCTTGCACTCTCGTCTGAGGCGCAGAAGGCAATCCGTTCGAGGGCTGCCACAAAATCGGCACCCGTATAATACGGCCACACGTGCGTCGGCAGAATTTCTGGAAAGGGGGTAGCATCGGCCGTCTGCAAGCGCGTTGTGTGCCGACCCGACTTCAGGACCAGGCCATGCTTTACCTGGGACACGGCAATGTCTCCCGACAGGCCCCGCACCACGGTCTCCAGGCGATCCGCGGGAACACAACAGCAGATATCGGGAAACGGTGAACGCGAGATCACCCCATAGCAACCATCGTAGGCAGACATCAACCCGCCTCGCAGGCAGACCTGCCGGAACACAGCGATCGAACTGTCCTTGCAGGCTACCAAGGCAACCCGACCGACCAGTTCCTGCAAAGATTTCGCCTGGACAGTTACCATAGAACTCCCAACACCCTCATTGCCGAGGCCAGCTCATGGATGGTTTGTTTCTCGGGGCGACCGTTCAATACGATTGCTGCCCGCCCCACCAAGTACACGTCGCCTACCTGTCGGAGGCCAAGCGACCAACAGATCCGACGAGTCCTGTCCGACACAGCCGGAAGCATCTCCAGGTCGGTTGCAAGCACATCGTCTCCCGGAGGACGCGGGCAAAACTGGCCACAGAAATCATTCGCAGCCTTCTTCTTTTTGGTGGGCCATAGGTGACACCAGCCCACATCCTCGTCGCCTTGGAACACCACCCACACCTGGCAGGCCCGACACTCACGTCGCATCGAATTCCTCCGAACTCGCCAAGACTTCCCGGCGCAGGGATAGGATCCGAGCCCGATCTACACCCTCCCATCTGGACGATAGGCGCCGACAACGCGGACGCCGGACGCAGGCCAGCATGGCAGCGAAGTCCTTCACGGCCAACAACCTCGCAAATGTTGTCCGGGACTCGTCCGAGAGCGTCAGCACACGCGCCACCGCTCTCTCCTGCTCCCGCGGCGACCGCACCGAGGCCATCCGCCATGGACTGGAGGTGTCCGACAGAGAGCCAAGAATCCCCAAAGGCACCTCCGCTCGGACGCGCCACACAGAACAGAGGATCCTCGTCGCACGTTGCCGCAGGTGTCCCCGAAGAAACGTCGAAAACTTCGTTCCCCTGTCGGGATCGTATTTATCGATCGCTTCCAGGGAGAAGAAGTCCATATCCGACAGGCACTCGTCGAAACACTGTCGGTTCCAAGCTGGAAACTTCGGCCGCATCCACGCAGCAGCCTCCACCACCAAACCGCGAAACTCTCCGTCACCAAGCCGTCTGCGCAGATCTTCTTTGCGATCCGCTCCATTCGTTCCGGATTCCATCGGCATTCCCTCAAAAGTTAAGTTCCTGGAGAACGTTCTCGAATTCCAATTCGACGCACAACTCGGCGAACGCCCGCCAATCGGTCTGGGGCACATCGCCGTACTGGCTCATCGCCTCAATCGCCTGTTCCAGGGTATAGAAACTCTCGCCCCAGTTCCGGGGCAAACGCATGAGTCGCAGGTTACGATCAAGAATTTTCCGGTGAGTCACCACGACCGTCTTCAGCCACCCCTGTACCTTCTCCGGCAACTCATCGGGCGGTTTTCCCCAGGCACGCAAGATCTCGCTCGTCCTGGCCTTCCCAATCGTTGGAATGCCGGCAATATTGTCCGAAGAATCGCCAATGATTGCCTTGGCAACAAGCAGGTGCTCCGTCGTCGGGCACGCTTCGCTCAAGACATCCTCACACCGGATCGTACGACCGGAGGGCGGATCAAACATGAGCACGGTGGGAGAGAGAATGTGGTGGAAATCGTGATCGGTACTGGCAATCACGGACACCTCACCCAACCGATCTTGGAAGTGAGCAAGGACCGAAATGATGTCATCAGCCTCGCATCCCCCAACCCGGACCTGGCGGACACCAAGATACCGCAGCCCGTCCCGAACAGACGAAAGCTGTACCCGGAAGCCGCGGTACTCCTCCTGCTCCTCTGGACTGGCAGCCTCCCTTGCGGCGCGGCGGGGAAGCTTGTAGTCGGGGTAAAGATCCAACCGTCCCGGGGCCAGCCCGCCATCCCAAACCACCGTCACACTGCGCGGCAGCACTCCCAGCGTCTTACGATACCAAGCAACGGCCCGGAGAGTCCCGTAGACCACACCTGTTGGGCGCCCGTCCCGCGTCCCCAAGTGCCGCAGGGGAGAATGGCGACAGCGCTCCGCCAGCAGATTACCGTCCACGAGTAGATGCACGCAGTTCCCCTGGCATGTGGAATCAATCCGTTTCGCCAATCATTATAACAGGCTACCAACAAGTTGTCGAGGGTGTTTTACGGTAGTCTCGCAAAAATGTCGACCGACGTGTTCACTAACTTCGCCATCTTCACCAGATTCCAGCAGCGACGGTACCCCAGACTGTTGGGATCTGTTCCCGGCGGCACGTCCACCACGTAATTGTCGAAGAAGGCGCGAGTGTGCAGCAGGATGGACTTTGCCTGTTTTCTCCAAGCATCCGCGTCCAGAAACCAGACCAGCCGCCGGAGACCCGTCTGCCGCATGGTGAGCAACCTCTCCAACTGACCGGTGTGAAGGACCGAGCCGTAGAGACCGACAGCATTGCAAGCCAGGGTCTCTGCGTCGAAGATGCTCTCAGTGATCACGACCCAGTCAAGCGAAGTGTCCCACCCGTAGGTGGTGTAGATCGTCTCGGAACTGGAAAACCAGTCCGGAAACAGACTCGGGGGGCGGGTGTGCGGAAGGTAGCCCTTCGCCTCGAAGCCCACCAATTCACCGCAGTGATAGCACGGCAGGATCCAACGGTGCGCATAGGCACCTCGGGCAGCAACGTAAAGTTGTGGCAGCAGGTGGGAAAGACCGCGATCGAAAAGCCTTGCAAGGGCTGGGTGGGAAGCAGTAAGGAGCCGCAACGCAATCGCTTCCCGGGGAATGATGGTCGCCGGGCGAACCGGGACGGCACGCTGTGGAACATCCCGATCGGGAACCCCGGACAGCGCAAAGATCTCCTGCACGGCAGCGGCCCGCGACATGCCGGACAGAAGGCACAATATGTCCACCAGGGAACCACGACCATTCCACCGACTACCTCCCGCACCTCCCTCGTCGCACTTGAAACAGCGGCATACCTTACGACGAATCTGGAGACTGAGCGTACGGTGTCCACCACAGTGCGGACAGTTGATCCGCACGTTCTCCCCGTCAGCAGGGAATCCGCGATCACTCAGCCAACGCGCCAGCGGAAAGTGCTCAATCGCATCCCGAAGACTCGTCTCACTGGATCGGTTCTGCTGTGGTCCATTCACCGTAGAAGGCCCCGGATGTGTCGACGATGGCATTGCCTGGCGTTCCAAACTCCGCCAGTTTTGCCTCAAAACTCATCTGCTCGTACGCATCGAACACTTTCCGCATCTCCAGTTGGCCAAAACGATACCCCTTGGCAACGTACTTCGTCACACGCTGGAACGCTCGAAACGGGTTGACCACCTTCTGAAAGTGCAGTCGCCTATTCACCTCGTCTCCCCAAAAATCACACACTCCGTAGGCTTCCGTCGGACCGGTGATTGCAACCGCACAGACGGTCAAATCAAAGTCCCGGATGACACTCTGCCAGGAACCCCCACTGACATACGTCCTGCCTCGCCGAGGCTCAATAAGCTGATATCGCTGGTTGCCTTCCGTCAGCACCATTCCGCATAAACACTTCTCTCCATCCTGATTCGCGGGTACCCGAAAACTTTGAAGAGCCGCCCGATAGGCAGAAATGTTCTCGCAGAAAATGTCGATATCTCCGTAGTCTGCCGGCGAGGAACGGGGCGAGACACAATACCGCGCAAAACCACCAGCCAGATACGCACGGACACCGCCCAAGCGATCAAAGATGCGCCGTACCAAACGACGCTCCCTGTGAATCGGCAGTTTTACAAACTCAGCACTTGCAGGTTCTAACTGCATCGGAATGAAAAGTTCTTCCTCCTTGTGCCCGCTCATGGATACTCCTTTGGAAAGACGCGAAACGACATAATGGAAAAGTCGGAATTGATTTTGAACGTGTACTCTGCCGGACCGTTGCGATTTTTCACGACCCGAATGGACAGTTGCTTGTTCTCCACGTCCCGCTCGGAACGATTGATCGAAAGCACTAGATCGGCAATGTGCGTCTTCTTGATGCTGCCACCCGTGTGCTCCTGGCCCGCTGCCTTGGCCAAAATCGCCCCACGATTACTCTGCATCCCCGTCCACCCAACAAGTTGCTCCTCCCCCATCCACCCTCTCCAGTGTTGATAGACCTCCTCACCCCAAGCATGGATATCGTTCCTCAACGAAGGTGTTTCCGGTGCCAACTTGCAACAGTAGTCGATTAGGATGACATCGGGATAGAAGCTCCGGGTAGCCCGAAGCATCTCGGTATACTCGCGGAGGTCCGAGACCCTGGTCGTCGCCTCGGGAAATTTCTCCATCCACACTGCCCCACGATCCAAATACCTCCGGATCCGCCGCTCAATAAGCACCTGGTTCTGAAGATCCTCCTTAGTGATGCCGGACAGACACTGGTCGAGCCGGTCCTCAAAAGCCTCAATACTCTCCTCCAGAGAATAGATGGCTACCTTTTTCCTCTGGAACACGAAGTTCCTGGCCAGCAGCACGAGAGCAGCAGTCTTGCCAGCACTTGACAGTTGCGACTGCCAAACACCCACCTCCCCGGGCCGCAACCCGTCAATGCGATCGTCGACCTCCTCAATGAGGGTCCAACAGCGGCGCTTGGCTTCCTGTGTCCGACGATGGATCCTCTCCGTGGCGGAGGCCGAATACAACCGACCTTGTTTCTCCTGTAGAGGCTGGTCAAAAAACATTTTCTTGGCCAGCCGACGCGCCTCTTCAAACTCGTATCGCCGCGACAGGTCAGCCAGTTCCGGAAAACTGACCTCGATCTGCTGGAACCGCAGAAACGTGTGTACCTCGCGAAAGAGATACTCCCGGTTGGCAAGTTCATATTCGTAGAGATCGTCAATGAGTTGCGAAACGATCCTCGCATCCTGCTCCTTCAGAAGACCGCTCTCGACAAACTTATCGAGTTCCCGGAACACAAGTCTGTCGGGTGCCGTGCCCTCCCGCGCGTAAAACTGGAGGATCAGCCGCACGACCCGCTGCAACGCCTCGTCGGAGAAATACTCGGGCCTGATCTCCGCCGCAACCATGCGCAGAAAACCGGCATCCCGGAGCATGAAGGCAACGAGCTGCTTCTGAAAGTGAAGGTCGTAAAGCGTGTGTGTTTCCGCCACCAACTACTCGTCGTCGCCAAGGTCCAGAATCTGTCGATAAATGGCTCGCAGTTGCTCGGGGGTCCGTCGTGGCACCTCGGGATTTTCAACAGGCTGTCGGAAATACTGCTTCAGCAGCACCGGGTTCTTAATTTGACAGGGCATAGGAATCGCCTTTAACTTCCGGAAGTGTGCAAATACATAGGACAAATAACCCTGCCACCCGTTGTGCTCCAACGAAACTTCCCACCCTCCAGTTTCCAACCATTCGCGCACCGTGTTGAGCGTCTTGAAGTACCTGTCTCGCCGTAAGAAATCAGGATCCAACGAGCGAAACAGGTAGTAGTTCCACTGCCCACCACTCCAGCGTTCGCGCTCGTAGGCAAACGCTAGGACCAGGGTACGAAGTTCCTGTGGGAACAACTCGCTCGGAACCCGCCCAGCCCCACGATACTTACGGAGAGTAGTCTTTCCAGTATCCGACCCGACTCCCATATCCCTGTTCCTCCAATGTTGCCAGCCGCGCGAGACTGGCGGTGCGGAGCAACTCGTGCGTGTTGTCGGCAAAATCAACGTAGTCTGCATACGTCTTTCCCGGAGCCGCGCGCACGGCCCGCCCGAGAAATTGGATCGTTGCTCTCCCAGTCTCCCACTCACTGGAGGCGTCACCACCACCCCGAGTCCCCGTCGCGTTCACCAGCGCACGCAACTTCGGCAGATCGATTCCTTCCCCCAGCGTTGCGGCCACCGCAACCACGGCGGCCAACTTCCCCGCCCAGAGATCGTTGAGAATCTGCACACGCTTTGACTGTGACACCTTCCCCTCAATGAACGCCGCCGGAACTCCCGCACTGTTGAGCTTCTCCGTCAGGTTCTGGCCGTGCTTGATTCGATGCACTAGCACCAGCGTCGGTTTTTTGTCTTGCCAAAATCTGCGCACCACCTGCACAATCGTATCGTTGCGGTGGTCATTCTCAACAATCCCACTCTTATAGATATCCGCCCACTTGGAAGACGTAATCTTTGGAAACGAAATCGGCAGGTACCAGAGTCTCGGGGGCACTAGCACACCGCGACTGATCAGTTCCTCGACCGCAACCGTGTACACGACCGGGCCCGTCATTGCCAACAGCGCCAGTCCAGCACCGTCCTCGTCGGGGGTGGCCGAGAGACCGATTCGCCAGGGCGCGGGAACGGCGGCAACATTGTCGAACCACTGACGGCTGTCTCGCAGATGGTGGATCTCATCACCGATCAGGACCCGCCGGCTGTTCAGAAACTTGTCGTGCCCGCGGGCACTGCACGACTGCACCATTGCCACCGTGACATCCTGATAATCGGTGTTCCCGTCCCCAACGAGACCAACGGGAACCCCGAGTCGTTTCTGGAGCCGATCCCGCGTCTGGTACAGAAGACCCTTCCGATGAGTAAACCAGACAGTTGGTTTACCAATGCTCTTGATGATCGCCGCCCCGATCTCACTCTTGCCTCCACCCGGGGGCACCTTGACAATTCCACGTCCCATTGCCAGCACGGCGTCGATCGCCTCGGCCTGAAAGTCCCATTGACCATGGTCAAGGCGAATCGTTCCAGCAGTATCATTGAGTTCGTAGCAGGGAGTCGCCGCGTCGAACTCCCGATGGTCCTCCAGGGAAAAAGGCTTGCCGATCTCGGAGAGGTGGTTCGTTACCCGATCCAGCAGGCCGGTGGGAAAATAGTATTGGCGAGCGGACTTGGACCAACGGACAAAACGGACACGGCCGTCCCAGAGCCCCTCCTGATAGATACGGCTGAACCAAGCCCCGGGCTGAAAGTACGACGTGACGGGGTCCAACAGACCCCCCTTGTAGCCGTACACCCACGTCCAAACTGTCTCAGCGACAAGTTTCATGGGGAACCATCAAAGATCGGGTGTCGCAGGTACAAACCCCCTGCGCGGGGATAAAGAAACTTCCTTCCCGACAACATTTCGTAAGAGCCGGGCTCGTTATATTATACCGCAGTCCGAACCGATGTTTGATAGAATCCAGATAAACATGTGTCTGAGGAGGACAAAGAGAAAATGCCCCACTATCTGGGGGTAGCGAAAAATCACGAGTTGTGATATAATACGGACAAAATCCCAGGAGAGATCCCATGAACACACTGCTCATCCTTGCCGTTTCGCTGCTCCCCGTCCCCGCTCCCGACGCGCTTGCCGCTGCCGAGGCCGATGTCGGGGAGGTCTTCGGCCAAGAGTTGAAGGCCGCCAACACGGACCGAGAGAGGGTGGCTCTGGCTCGGAAACTGATTGAGACTGCCGCCGGGTCACGCCCCGCGGCCAAGTACGCCCTGCTCGCCAAGGCCCGGGACCTGGCAATCACCGCCGGGGACTCCACCGTGGGGATCCTAGCCGTCGAGGACCTGGTCGACGGGTTCGGCCCCCAGACAACTCAGGACGCCGCCTCGTGGGCCGCTGAAGGTCACCACCTATGGAATGAAGCCGACGACCAGCGGCCAGCAGAGCGGCTCAGGGGCCGCCTGGAGGCTGCCAAGTGCTACCTGCGAGCACTGGAGGGCCTGAAAGGGTTCCAGCGGACAGCGGTGGAGGGGAGGTTGGCAGGACTAGGGCGGGGAAATGATCCAGACCTGATCTCGTTTAAGGCCCGCCTTTTCGGTCACTCGTGGTACCTCTGCTGGGGCAGCAAACGCAATAGCGATTTTCCGTTCACGTTTCAGCCGAACGGAACAGTTGCCCACGAGAACACAGCGAAAACGCAAGATTGGAAAAAGACATGGTCGATTGAGCGAAGATGGGTCATCGTTACTGACGGCAACGTGCTCCTTTTAACTCCGAACGGAGAGCTTCGCGGATTTGTCGAAAGCAGCAAGGGTCAACCCGTTGGAGCTTTCTCGACAGATCGTGATGATACGGAACGGTAGCGGGCATCGTCCAAAGCCTGTTCGTCCCCAGTTTTGAAATGCTCGATGACCACCCGATCTGTAACTGCCATCGTTCGAGCGCCGTCCACTGGCCGCTTGTCGGTGTGAACAGTCTTTGCGACAACCCCCTTACCGCGGCGAAATAGCCGTCCATGCGGTTTGTCTTCCATGAATGCGCCGTCGACCGTGCTCAGTTCCCGAAGCCAATAGAAGTCCATCTCCGCTGCCGTCCATACACGGAGATTCTCTTTCCCCCAGTCCGATAGTCGCTCGTCGGGATCAAGAAAAAGTACCCAGTCACCGTTTGCGTGCGCATACGCAGCAGGTGTACTCGGACCAGCGTGCCCCAGGCAGGAATGTTCAACCAGCACATCGGCGAACTTCCGAGCAATTTCCAGCGTGCGATCATGGGACTCTTGTACAACGATCACGATTTCGTCGACGTAGGGAGCTGTATCTGTCAACATCCCTGGTAATCGTTTTTCCTCATTGCACACTACCATCACCAGCGTAATCCGACACTTCCTCGTCGCAATTCGTGCTCGCCAAAGTCTCCACTCACGAAGCCACCCAACACATTCTTCGTGCCAAGGAAAACCATCGACGCGCGGTGCTTCTCCCGATACGGGCCACTTAGATGAACGAGTTGTGCGGTGGTAAAAAAGCGGTTCTCCGTTCGGCGCGTGCTGGATCATGCTGGTATGGTTGTTCATCGCCACGGGCGGTGCCAGGACAAATGGCCGTTCACAACAGATGCCGGCAAAGTGGTGAAATTCCTTCTCTCCCCAGGAATGCTGAAAGAAGTAATCGCGGTGTTCCGCAAACCATTCAGCAAGCGCAGCCACGTCCCAAGCGCGGTGCTTGTCCAACAGTAGTTGTCCACTTTCAGTGGTGCAAGTCACTTGATCTTTTCTCAATCCAAAGCCTTCCGACACCGGCACATTTCCCTTGTCCGGCCAGAGCATCAAGCCGTTCTTGCGATAATCCTCACACTCAAACAAAAAGGCAGGATCGCGCACCGGATCGTCGTCAGCATCCAGATAAAGCACTTCCGCGAAGTCGGACCTAGCAATTGCGTAGGGTTTCATCCCGTATCCGTTTAGCTGCTGGGACGTGTATTGCCGATTGCCGTGCCAGCGTACTCCGGTCCACTCGGGCAGCCTGCGGAAACCAACAGACCGAACGTCGCGGCACCGAACGCCGAGCGGCGACACCAGCGTGGCCCATGCCGGGTCTTCCTCCGTCTCTCCGTCGTACCAGCATTCAATCGGCAGCGTGCATCCCAAGTGGCGCAGCAGGCGAAATAGAACGTAAGCATTTGCCTGGTAGAGTGGTCCGCCTGCACACGTAACAATTCCACGACCGCTCATTTCAGCGGGACATTCCTGTACGATGGACTGCCGCATAACTTCGATCTTCTGGCTGATTCGCGGATCAATTCCAACACCTGCCGGTCGACCGAATCGCGGCGGTGTAGCTGCGTACCCATCCTCGAATCGGGATCTCTTGGGAAATAACTTGTCCAGCAGCTTCCGCAGTTCGGGCGTGAAACCGGCCTCATTGTAACCCGCGAACCACCGCCCGGCGATGCGGCAACGGATTTCCTTGACCGGAAGCCGACCCTCTATCGTCGCCTTGCAATCACCCATCGACTTCGGGTGCGACTCCGAAGCATTGACGTACCACGTCCCCACCGTCATGCCGTCGCCGCGCTGCCAGTTGTCACGGGTCAACTCGGACAGTTCCAACAGGCGCGACCGCTCCATCGGAATTGGGACGTGCGTGTCACAGTGCCAACTCGTGAATCCCTCCGACCGTAGCCAGTCGCGGGTGGCCACCAGTCGCCGATGCCAGCGATTGGCTTGGCCGTTGCCGGGTCGAACGTCGCCCCAGGTGTACGGGCCGAACTGCGAGAAGACCAGTGAACGGAGCAAGACCTGATCGTCCGACCAGAAGAGAAACCGTTCGGAACAACCCGCCCGACACGCCGCCTCGATCTTCGCCAGGATGTTGGCGTCTTTGATCCGGCTGGGGTCGCCACAGGGAATGTACCGCACGCCTCGCAGCCACGTTGGGCAGTGACCGACGACCCACACCTGGCCAAGGTTCTTGACGTGTTTCTCAATCGACCGCAGCGCGTAGCGCAGTTCGGCATCGCCATGCTGGCTACCTCGCCCCAGCGGAATCACCACGTCCACGGAAACAGCGGTCTGTGGTGCCCAGAAACACGTCGCCTCGAAGCCGGGCGTCGAGAACTTCTCGCCCGGCAGCGGGTCGAACTGCGGCGGATCGGCGTAGTAGCCCGGCTTGATCCAACCCTTGGGCACCCATCGGCCACCCTCTTCGCGCCACGCCTGCCATTGATTCCCCCCAGCCGCAAGCCGTCCAGGACCTGGCCGTGGACGGTACTTGAGCAGCAACTCTTGGTAGGCCGGGCGCGCCGCATCGTACCAGACACCGTGTTCGTCGCGGCGGACGATGACCCGTTCCAGATCGCGCAGGTACGCCGGCGGCCGGGAGGCACACTGATCGGCGACCTGGCGATGCGAGGCAAAACGAATCGACGGCATCAGGGCAGCCCTCCCGTGCGCTTCCAGGTCCCAAGACCGTTGTGCAGGTGATCCCATCCCTGAAACGTGTAATAGCCAGTTGCGTCTGGATTAAGGGTGCCCGAGACGTTTACATCCATGCCGCCGGTGGTACTAACGGTAGCGTCACCGGTGGTGAGCATCCCGGTCCCGTAAACACCTGCGACCGGCGGCGTTGTATCGTCGTCGTACTTCCGCCAGCAGTGGCCATCAATCTCATCACCGACAGTCTTTGAAATCCACCACTCACCATCACCAGCAGCGCCGCGATGCCAGATGTACCAGATGTCCACAGGCGGCGTATCGCTATCCGAAAGGCCGATAAAATCACTGGAATCGCCCATGCTGTAATCGGACGAATCCGGCGGATCGCCTTCCGACTGGCACTCGTAAAGCGGAACAAACGTGGTCGGCATGTCGACAATGATACACCCCTGCGGAAGATAAATGCGCTTCTGTGGAACAGCCAAGTATGACCCGCACTTGTTCCATGGGGTGCAAACCGCCACGTCGATAAAGAGCGTCGAGTCCAATGTAATGGAATTGCACTGGCATGGTGAGTACCTGTCGAACATCCCCCAGATCGGCTTATAGTCACTGGCGTAGGTTCCCGTGAACTGCGCAAGGACATAGTCCCCCACAGCAGGCACCGGCGTCGGATTCGTCACATGAACCGTGATTGCATCCGTGAACTCAGGATCGTCCTGCCAGGGCGAATCCGCGTCCTGGTACGGACGCTGGATACTACCCGAAAACTTTGTCCCGTTGACCGAGGTAACATTGACCACGTACTGGATGAACGGCGAAAACGGGGAACCGGTTCCCGCATACACCGTCCCCGGCTCGACGACGTTGCGCCCGGCATTCTCCGCCGCCTTCACCCGGGCCTCAAGTTGCTTGATGTCCAGGAACAGCTTCTTGAGATACCGAGCAATCTCACCCTGCTTGTAGTCACTCGCCCCAGCCATCAGTTCACCTTCACCAGCCCCGACAAGTCGGTCGTTAGATTCAGCAGGTTTTTGCCTCGCTGCCCGAAGGTGTACGTGTACCCGGTGTACACCGCGGCCAGAGTCTCCAGCCCCGTCACGTTGGTGTCGTGCCGCACAGAAATGCGCCGCTGGAGATTGATGAGTTCCGGGATCGGATCCCCCTCCAGTTCCAGAGTCCCGGAAATGATCACGTCCTTGAGCAACCGCAACTTCGATTGGGCATTGATGGTTTGGAGTTCCGTGAAGTCAACAAACTCATACTTCACCTTCTCCACCCCGAACAAGTCATACGCCGTACCCTCGAAACCAGTGGTCGGACAGCGGATGGTCGGCCAGGCGGGCACTGGAATGGAATCGACCTTCCAGTAGGAAACTACCAGGCCGTTAACCTTCACAACTCCAGCCTCCTTGTCCGCTGGCACAAACGGGTTTCCGCACTTGAAGACCGGTGCCAACGTTACCACCAAACCGTTGTTGAAGTCGATGTCAGCAGCAACTGGAATGTACGTACTCTGATCCCAGTGCCCAGTCACCGCGTACGCCTGCGCCGGGGACATCGGACAACGATCATCCACCCCCTCATCAAACTTCCAGCGACGGTGGACCACATCATAGCCATCGCAAAACTGATCGCCCCCGGCCACACCACACTTCTGCAAACACCAGTCGGCCTCCTTACCAGCGTCCCAGTCGGGCGAGCAGGCAACCACCTGCTTCGAGGGAATGGTGCGTGTTCCCTCGTAGGCTGCCGACAACTCGATGGCCGTGTACCGCCCCGTAATGTCCTCGTCGTAGACCAACTCCTGTAAGTTGATGCTGTTGACCGTAAGAGTCTCCACACCGCAGGTCAGTGGGCTCGGAAAGATCCACTTCTGCTGGGTGTCGTCGAAAAAGAGTTTCCTGTCCGGCTCGCGAGAAATGGCCTGATTGAGGGCGTCCACGAAATTCGTGTTGGTGAAAGCCAGGTCCTCCTGGACCACGCCTGTGAACACGTCAATTCCAGGAGACCCAATGTCCGTTGGGATACCAAGAGTCTGGAGGGCCGTGGAGCAGAGGGAAAAGATAGACGTGACAATCGAACTGATCGGTGTCCCCCAGACAACTGCGGTTCCGACCGTCGTGATGTGACTCCCACACGCAAACGGGACGTATGGAAGTCCCCAGGAATTGCGCAGCGGAGCCTCGTTCGCCAACAACTGGTACCCGTGAGCAATGTACTGGAACCCCTCCCCACCGTTCCTCCCTGTCCGGACCCTTTTGTGAATCTTTCCCTTGAAGTACGTCGTCAGACCACTTCCAAAATCAAACTTCAACTCGACAACATGATTTGGGGCAAAACTCGGAGAAGAGATATCGGGAGTTGCAATCTCGGAAAAGGTGAGCGACTTCTGGTCGTACGTTGTCTGCAACGACTCCATCTTGTAGTACGACGAGGATAAATTGATCGTTGTGGAATCAACGAGAAAGAGCAACTTCGACATGTCGTCAAAGTCAATCAGGTCACCAGAGCGGGGAGGATTCGTGGCCACGGGTTACTCCTACACCACGGACGGGATGTCGGTTCCAATGAAGGGAAGTTCCACCACACCAGCCGCATGCAGAAGAAGCGTGTCGGGCTCCTTTTGCGATGCCGGCTCGACGTAACAATTTCCGAAGGCAACCGCCACGTTGTCGTTGATCCGGACTTCCAGCGGATAGGGATCCCCGGCAATCTGCTGCGCCAACTCGGCGTACCACCGCAGGTAGTCCAGTTCGCTAACCTCCTCGTTGTAAACAAGGAAGGTGTGCTCGTAGACCAGTGCCGGGTACCGCCCGTCCAGCACGGGAACGCTGGCCCAGAAGTTATGACAGCGCCGCACCGCCGTCATGCGTTGCGGCATGGTCTGCATCCCATGAATATGGTCACCGAGTGTCGTCCCCGAATAGACCAGCGTCAGAACGTGCGACCCGTAGGTGGAACAGTAGGTCATTCTGCCATCCCCTGAATTTCCTGCTCATAGGTCTGAGCGTCCGCGGCCAGCGCGTCTGCCTTCTCCTTTGCATTTTTGGCCAGAAGGAGAGAGGCATCCTTAATCGTCCCCCACGTCATCCCAATCTTTTCCAAGGCACTCTCCACCGCCTTCCGCTGCTCCTGCATGGCCGCAGACGCCTGCTCCCCTTGCGGACCCACGAGTGCCTGCTTAGCCTGTGGCACCGCAGTAAAAGGATTCAGGTCGGGAAACCTCTGCTGAACCGGTCCCCCGATCGCGTGCTCAAGGGCACGCGATCGCTGCTGCCGCTTGTACGCCTCGGACTTTTCGTGCTGGCGCTGCATCCACTGTTCCCGCCGCTCCCCTGGCGGCGTCGGCTTGGCTGCCTCCCTGCGCCCCCGACGAATTTTCTCAAGGTCCTCCTTGAACGACTTCTCCCGCTCACTCCTTACGTAAGGAACATTGGTCATTCCAGACCGCTCCACGGCATCAAGACCAAAATCCCTGGCGGTCTGCGTAGGACCCCCGCGACCTCGATCAACAGACGTGATCATGCTGATACTGGATTCCACATCCCGCACAGGACCACCGCCACGAGGTTGTCGCAACACGGTGGTCTCCCAGCGTCCATCCCCCATATTTTTAGTCCAGTTGCCAGAAACTGGCTTTTGTATCGACTCTCCGACTGGCACCCTCTTCAGTTTCTCCTCCCATGCAGCCTCCTCATCAGGCGTGAGATCCTTCCTGGCCCCCCGGCCAGCCGGCGGTGGGCCGGGCGCCGCGGGACCTGGCGGTGGAGGCTGGGGACCGGACTGTGGGGGCGGACCACCCGCAGCACCACCCCCCGGACGCGGACCACCGGGAGCCAGGTCCCGCAAGTGTGCATCAATGTCCCGCAAAACAGATACAGATTCCTCCATGCGCCCCTGCAACTCATCTAGTTTTTTCTCCAACCTGGCAGCCTCATCCTTGCTACCACGGCGCAACAAACGATCAATTTGCGCTTTCAAGAAGGACTCCATGTCCTTCCCGCCCGCGAGGCTCTCTTCGACCTCAGTACGTTTTCGTCCCAATGCTTCCCGAACCTCCCGCCGCCCGACATCAATCTTCCGACGACGGGCTTCCTCCTTCTCGATTTCCCCCTTCAGTACCTCGGCATCTTCCCACCGCTCTTCGACCGTCGCAGCCAGGTGGGCATCTTTGAGGGCATTCAGGCCACCACCCGAAATCAGAGCAATGATCCTCTCCAACGACTCAAGTTGCTGTTGAAGATTGTCCCGCTGCTGCGCGGTCTCACTTGTCAGCGTCTGTTCGATAGCAAGCTGGTGCTTCTTTTTGTCGATGAGGGTGTCGATGAACACCTTATCATTCGCTTGCTCCGCCCGCTTTGCATCCAACATTTTCCGCCGGTCCGCTGCTGCTGCCTTAATGCGCTTCTTGGCCTCCTCCTCGATCTTGCTCCGCTCCGTAACTTGCTGGCGAAGCTTCGCCTGCTCCTTGCTCATCTCCCCAATGTCCTGCCGAGCATCCACCGTGGCAGACAGAAAATCGAGGTAGGCTTGCTGACGACCCGAGGGGGAAGCACCGGAAGCCTTAGCACGCGCTCGGTGATACTCCCGTACAATCTCCAGGCGCCGTTCGGCGATGTCCTCCTGGAGCGAGATCATCTTCTCCCCGTCCTTTTTGGACTCCGCCACCAACTTCTGGGGAAAAAGGGAAACCAACCGATCGAGCTGAGGCCCCGTAGTCGCCTTGTCAATGTGCTCAATAAAGGTATCGAACAACTTGGTAACCTTACCCACCCCCGGAGCCAACTCATCAGCCATGTCAACGGACACCTGCCGGATGAAGTCGTTGACTTCCTGGAACTCCTTTTTCCTTGCCGCAATGCGGTCGCGAACTGCCTCCTCCGTCATGCGGGTCGTGTCCTCCTCCAGGTCACCGATTTCCCCAAGAATCCGCTCCTGGTTCTGAACGTGATGATCCAAGACATCGTCCTGAACCTTCATCATCTCCAGCAGTCGTTTACGCTGCTCTTGCATGTGCCTCGCCCGACTACCCTCGATATTTTTCTCAGCATCGATAACAGATTTCCCAACGGACACCAGTAACTCCTCTGCGTTCTCGGCCGCACGACCACCCCCCGCAATCGTCTTCAACAACTCGGCCTGAAGACCGACAAGTCCAGTCCGTATAACAATGATCTGTTGCCGCAGAAGCTCCTGATGTGTAGCAGCAGCCACAATCGAATCCTTGAGTTCTTCCGCCTGCCGTTTGAGAGTTTTCGACAACGCCTCGGATCCACGACGGCGAGCAGATGCCGCACGCGATTCCAGGTCATTCAGATCCTTGCGCATTTCCGCAAGGCTCGCGGCGCCCTCCTTGTGCTCAGCCTCCAAAAGCTCACCTCGGGCTGTACCGCTTCCGTAAAGAGTGCGACGAAACTCCGCCTGGGCCTTGAGAAATCGCTTCGCTGCATCACGATATTCCTGGGCCAGTTTAACATAGCCCACGTCCTCCAGACGCTCCATTGCCGTAAGTTGTTCCTCTAGGTTCACCGTGATTCTGACCTCCTCAAGCCGGCGCGTCTGAGCATGTTTAAGGGTGGCCTCCTCCATTTCGAGAACCTTGGTCCTCATCTGTAACTGCTGCGCCGTCTGCTCGCGAACATCCTGACGAATGGCTGCAAGCGTTCCAGCCAACTGCGCTTCGGCCTCGGCCTTCTCGGCGACCGTGGATGCCTCCTCAATCTTCTGCTTGAAATTTTTGCGGGTCTGCTTCTCACGCATCCCCCAATCCAAACGGGACCTCCGCAAAATCTCCTCCTCCGTCATAAAAACCGTACGAAGTTTGTCCCGGTACTCCTCTAACTCCACCATAATGTCCAGGTGAGCATCATCAAAAAGCTTCTGTCGTTCCCGATTAAACTTGCCCTCGGCACGCATGGCAAGTTGATGAGCCACCGCCTGTTCTTCCGACCGCTTGTTAAGATAACGAAGTTCCACTGCATTGGACTTTTCCTCCGCAGCAACAAACGCATGGTGCGCTATTTCCGCTTTCTCTTTAGCCTGCTCCCGCCTAGCCCCACCACGGCCACCCAACACCATGACATCGCCCAGACTTCTGCGAAAGTTATCCTCCGGAAAGATGGCACGGTACTTCTCGTACGTCTCTTGCGCACTAACCGCGCGCTTTTCCAGCAGACCGATATATTGCACCGTATCCATCATCGCCGCCGGTGCTTTAAGACCAATCTTGTTCAACATCTCGGCAGTCGTGCTAAGATTGCGCAGGTCAATGTTTGCCTCGAAAGCTGCCAGTTTTAAGTCGCTAATGGACAACTTCAACCGCGTGACCGCAACCGCGGAATCATCGTTCGCCTCCTCCAGGCGACTGATTTCCTGGACAGCCATCTGCAACTCGACCATCGAAGAGGTCACCTCGGCAGCGGCAGTCTTCTGGTCCTCGAAGTCATCCTCAATATCCTTCAACACAGCTCTGAGAGTGACATATCCAGCAACAAGCCCTCCGATGATAGCAGCAACCTTCACCATTGGAATCGCGTTCAGGGCTACGAGCCAGCCTCGCGTGGCACCTGCCGCCGCAGTGGTTGCTGCCACGTTCGCCTGCTGCCACCACACGAAAGCCGCCAAGCCAACCTTCGCAGACGAAATAGCGGCTGCCGCTAGGCCCGCCGTAAGAACGAACGTGGACAACCCAGCAGTTCCTGCCTTAACCTCAATGCTGGCTTCCTCGAACGCCTTCGACAGCAACCCAATGATGTCAACATAATGCTTAAAGATCGGCTGGAACTGCTTACCAAATTCCAACTGCGCCTGCTCAACCACGCGCACCAGGGACGTATACTGCTTGTACACGTCATTCATGGCCGCTTCGTAGGTGCCGTAGGTCTGGACGCCCTTCCGGATAACCGCATCCATCAGAATCTGCTGCTTCTCGGCCGCAGTTAGGGTTGTCTCCACGCGACCCGTCGCAACAGCGATCTGCTGGTAGAGGTTCCGCAGGTTGATGAGAATACCTCGGTTCCGAAGCAACCGGGTGTCCAGCCGCTGGATGGCAATGGCCAACTTCTCGTAGGCTTGGGAAGAGTTCTCGCCCGCAATGACAGCAGCATCCTGCGCAATGCGGGCAAGCACGGCCGACTTGGAAAGATCGAGGTTGTTCCTCGCCAAGAGCGTCAGCCCCTCACGAGCCGCTTGGGTTGTAATGCCAAGCCGGCGAATCTTCCTCTCCAGGACATCGAGTTCCGTCCCTGTGTACCCGGCATTTGCACCGACGTTTCTCAGAATAGTTTGGAGGTTCTCAACACGACCGGCCAGGAGGGCCGTCTGAGTCATAAAGTCCTTCAACTTCACCGATGCAAAACCGACCCCCAGGGCTGCCAAAGCATGACTTGCAGCGTGCGCCCGTTGGCTAAATTTCTCGGTGGAGTCGGCCAGACGTTTCGTCTGCTCTGCCAGGCGCTTTTTGGTGGCAGCAAGTTCTTTCTCTGCCTTCGCCAACCGCTTCTGAGTGGAAACCAGACTCCGGCTGATCCGGTCCAGACGAGCACCGGCAGTACCAGCCTTTGCCGCACCGGTAGCACTCTTGCGCATTGAACCTTCGGCGGACGAGATCGAGTCGGAGGCAGCCGAAGAAGAAAGCTGTAGCTTCTTGAAGGCGTTTGCGAGACCCGACACCCTCTTAGTGACGTTCCCATCTATCTTGACGCTGATGGTAAAAACAACCCCACCAAGATTGATCGCCATAGCACGCCCCTCGCAACACTACCGCTATAACACCTGTGTCAAACCGCCTCCGAGTTGCGAGTTCACGTAAACGTGGTACTCCTGGGGAGTCATCTGCTTGATTTCCTCCGTCGTCATCTTGTGGCTCCGTCCCCGCTGAGCAGCAGAACCCCGCCCCGACCGAGTCCCCGGACCGGCCGCCTCGTCCAAACACTTCTGACGGTAACTTTCCAGTTCCGACATACCAGCCATGAGCAGGATCAACTGCCCGTTGGTGTGCCGGGTCACCAGCTCGTCAAAACTGCAACCCCACTTCTCCACTAGGGCTGCAAAATAAACGAACTCAGCAAGCTCGGAGCCTTCACCGTTACGATCTCGCGAGCTTGCAGCGTCAGAATGACGACCCGCAACGGTTGCAGCAAAAAATCGTTGGCTCCGTTCAGGTCCTGCTGGACGTACGCGATCTTCTCCAGTTCGACCTGCGAAAGTTCCTCTGCGGTCACCGCTTCCTTGATGTCCTCCCACCCCTCGTAGAAACCGGCCAGACAAACCGCCACCCGAGACAGGGCAGCAAGAACGTCGTCGTCGACCGAAACCTCCTCCTCGGACTCACTGGCCTCAGAGATCTTTTCAGCAACCGGACGAAGGATCTCGTTGAGTTGGCGAGATTCCTTAATTGGGGTAGGACGAAGTCTCCGAACGTTTCCCAGAACCTCTATGGTATCAGTGTGTGTGTCTGGAAACAGAACCTTGGAACAGTTCGCCCTTTCCTCGTCGGTCAGGGATCCGAGTGACACCTCAAGCCGCTTGCGATGGTGGGCCTCGACAGTAGGTTGAGAAGGAAGTTGATTTGTCTCTGCCATCTTTCTTTACCTCGATTCTTTCGTCAGAAAGTGGGTCAGAACGTGCAAAGCACGCCATCACCGTTAACGTAGTGCCGCTTGCCCACGATCAGGTGTTTGCAGGAATCAATCGTGTCAATGAACCCCAACGCATTGAAGGAAAACGGCATCTGGTTCACCTCTCCAGGACGCAGCGCCTCTTCCCAGTCACCGGCCGGGGAAACCTTCGGAAACTCGTGGATGATCTGGGCACCGTTGGCAAAGTCGCACACGCCCAGCAGCGCGAAGTTCCGAATCGTCGCCTTGCCAAAATACGCAGTGCTGACCGCGCCCGAGGCAATCGTGGTGACCGTGGTGATGATCGTTGCATTGCCAAGGGCAAATTGCGCCTGCCACCAGGAATTGGTGTAAAGCGAGAAACCGATCTCGGCACCCACCGCCACGATACTCTCGTACTGGACCACCTTGGGCATCCCGGTCGACAGGCTGTAAACCTCTCGCGAGATGCGGACACTCGGGGTGTCCTCCACCACAGCACCGAGGTCCATGAAGCCAGAAGGCGGACTCGACACGTCCACCCGGGTAGCGGTGAAGGTCGTCGGGTACAACCCGACGAAAAACCGCTCGATACCCAGGGAGCATTCATGCGACGTAAGGGTGTTGTTGTAACTCTTTCCCATTGGAACCTCCGGGGAGCGAAAGACAAAACGACTAGCTAGTCGCCGTCACCCCAGAACCGCGGTCGTCGCTCGCCAGAGGGGGCAGCACCGTAAACTTGTCAGAAACAATGTTTCCTTACTGTGAGGAAACAAACACATGATTGCTATTGTACACTGTATCCTGGGCTGCGTCAATAACAGGCGGCCCAAGTTCTCCAGCAGCAGTGAACCGACCTGCGAAGTCAGATGTTCCCAATCGGCCCCACTTGTCGTCAAACAAGGCCCGGAGCGAATTGATCTTGGTCAGCGCCTCCGCCGAATCCTGATTGCGCACCTGAACGGACAGCCCACGACGGTGTGTCTTGTCCGAATGATGGGGCGGTCCTCCTCCGCCCATAATGACCACCACATCCCGTGGATCACCAGGAAAATAATTGTAAAAAAGGTCCGTCCCAACCGTCCCCAGACCGTGGGCCCCAACGTAGGATGTGACCGCCGTCAAAAAGGCAACTTCGTCACTCATCGCTTCCTCCGCCGAGCCTGCCGACTCTTGATCTTGGACACGGTCCGCGTGTGCTTCTTCGGAACCTTACGAACCACCGTGCGCTTTTTCGCCATCTCTGGTATCTCCTGGGAGGGTAAGGAGCGTAACGCCTCCCTTCGCAATCGCCTCGGGAAGCGATGTCTGCTCATGCCGAGCGAGCACCCAGTTCCCCTCACGAAACTGAAGCACCAGGTTACCGTAGTACCCCTCGCGCTGGAGCCGCGCAACCACCTTATCAATGATGGACCGCTGCTGGACGTGGTTCATCATGTCAAATTCACCCCCTGTTCAAGAAGCGAGACGGCATCTGGGAGTTGTGTAATCTCCGGAATGTACCTCGCAGCATCCCCGCCACACTCCTCCTCGGCAGCCATTCCGGTACCGACCAGGATCTGTAACGACTTGTTGGCCATAAACTGCCGGAACTCCTCCTGGCACACAAACCACTGTCTCTTGGGCTTGACCGACTGCTTCAGGTTAAGTCCCCCCAAAGCACCCGCCAGTTCCAACTCGATGTGAAGCGGCGGAACACTGAATCCGACAGGGGACAACTTGTTCCGGCCCAGAAGCATCAGCGCCTCCTGGTACATCGGTTCGGCCAACTCCCAATACTTGGTCCGCTCCCCGGAAAAGTGCTTCAGATAGGTTAAGACGGCCGCCGAGATCAACTCGTGCTCGCGTGAGTTCTCCCGAATCCGCCCCCCGTTCTTGGGCAACGTCCATTTGACCATGTTCAGGTAATCCCGGATCACCAGTACCCATGTGAGCATCCGGCCCTTTGAGGCACACTGCTCGATATCCTTCCGCAGCAGTTGCATGTTCCTGTAAGAGCACTTCTGCCTCCGCTGCTTTTCGTTGAGGTACCCGTAATGCGCGATGTCCACATCGGGAAGGACCATCGCCGGCATGATATCAGCATCGAAGGGCTGTTCGGAGATATCCTCCGCATGCTCGTGGATCATCCCGGTCCACTGGTAGTTCGGAAGGTTACGGAACAACCGCACAGGGAGGTCGTGGGAGCCTTGCAGGTCCAGCATCAGATGCCGCTGCGGGATGGCAAAACCGTTGAAGATCGCCGTGCTCAGGTACCCGCGGAGACTAGGACTTCCGACCAGCCGCTCGTCGGCATCAAACCACAAGATCCAGTCCGCATCAACGCCCTCCCGGGAAGCATTTCGCGCCTGGGAAAAATTGTCGAAGTCGATGAGACGCACCTCGGCACCGAACTCTCTCGCAAACTCAGCCGTACGATCGTCACTCTTCGAGTCCGCCACCACGATCGTGTCCACAACCACACTGGCAGTCTTCAGCGAAGCAAGGATCGAGTCCTCCTCGTTCCTCGTGATCATGCACAAGGCAAGTTCCTGGTAGGGACGAGTCCTGCGCACCTTGGACTGCAAGTCGATCTTGCCAAACTTCTTCGCCTTGTGAAAAACACCACACCAGTGTCCGCGGATATCCTCCCCAGGATCGGTGCGGTCGTCAGCAAAGGCAAGCCAGAACTGGGTTTCCCGGAGAATCTGCTCCCAGTCCAGAGAACCGAGGTTCCACACCCGCTCCGGAGCGCTGGCAACCTTCTGCCTGGTCGTTCCGAACCGTGTAGAAAACACCACCAGACCTCCGTCCTTCACCCACCGTTCCTGCACCCGCCGCAGATACGCCTGCGGATCGGCCGCCATGTCGGGCGCGTGCCCCACATAGACCGCATCAAACTTGCCCAGCTCATCGGCAAACGGGGTGTCAGCGGTGCGGAGGTCCACCTCCAACTTGCTCCGCTCACAGTAGCATTCCAGACTCTTGGCCACCTCGAAGTCCCTCGCAACCACAGACACCTTTACATTGGGAAGGGCTTTGGAAGCAACAAGCCCGAACGAGAGATGCCCAGAGTCCAGATCCAGCAACGTTCCCTCGAAACCCTCCGAGGCAAGAAATTGGAAGAGCTGGTTAAATCGCGACAGAGAACCCTTGTACTGCTTCAGCAGTTCCTCGGGAGAAACGTCGGCAACGGCAACCTCGGAGATCATCTGGTCAACGGCGGGCACCATCTCCTTGACTTCCTTTCGAGCAACGAGCCCCGCCGTACCGAGGTCGTTGTTCCGCAGCAACTCCTTGACCACGGCAACCCGGTTTCCTCGGTAGCGCTTGTCGAGAATCCCGGAAAATTTCGCTTCCCAGGAAGCAGCGACACGATCCCACGTGTATCCCTGATCCTTGACCCACTGTGGCCCTCCCTCGGCAAGTTTCGCATACTCCTGCTTGTCGTCGAGCACCCGCAGGGTTGCCTCGACGAACTTGTCAACGTACTCCGGATCGTCCGGAGTCCCAGAAATCTTGATGCCGCCGGCACCAACCGTCTCGGACAGGGCGAAAGAATCAGAAGTAACAAGCGGCAGACCCAGCGCCTGTGCCTCTATTGCACCGATACAACTGATCTCGGGAAAATTCGTCGGATACAACAGCAACTGGGCGCTGGACATCTGGCGATAGAGATCCTCCTTCGTTAGCCCGCCCATGTTCACGACCATGTCCCCGTACTGCCTGGCCAATCCTTCGCAATGGGCATGGACTGCCTTGATCTCGTCTGGCAGTTCCATCGCTGCACCGAGATCGTAGGAACAGTAGTGCAGCCGCAACTCGGGCTTCTTCTCCCAGAGTTTCGGCATGATATCCTGCAACAGACAGAGCAGTCCCCGCTCCGGACGACTCGTGTAGATGAGTTTGTTCGGAACCTTGCGACGGAGGTTGGCCTGGATGAGATCCTTGTCGACCCCGTTGGAAGTCTTCCAGATGTGCGGGCGAAGTTCCGGAGCCGCCCGGCACCAGTCCTCGACGTGGTAGTCGGACAGGCACAGCAACAAGTCGGTTTGCCAGAGGACCGGCATGAAGTCCTCCTTCTTGCCGACCACGTCGTGGTTCCACAGAACACGCAGACCCACCTGAGAAGGAATCGACAAGAACTGCGGCCAGCGGCTGGCAACCAACACGTCAAAGGGACGAACCGCCACCTGAGCAGCAAACTCCTCCCGGGTCAGGTACCGAACACCTCCGTAGTCACCAGGCGCATCGCATTCGCAAAACACACGGACATCGTGTCCCCGCTTCGACAACTCAGATGCCATGCAAATCATGGCCGTTTCGCTGCCTCCTAGCGCCCCTCGCTTGAGAGAATCTCCGTTGAATTTCAAACCAGAAGTGACAAAACCAAAAAGCATCGTGGACCTCACTCAGCTACCTGTGACCGCCGCCGCTGGCGAAGAGGGCTGCATTGCCCCATCAACAGCAACAACACCTGTCAATCCTCCAGTTACTGGTTCTCCTTTTAGCGCTTTCGTAACAAAAACCGCCAGCAAAGCTTGGTAGTTCTCTTCGTGGTAATCGACAACTCTCTTGATGTACTTGCCCCCGGGACCCCCCTCAACCGTCTTAGGCTGCATCTGGGTCTTGGGCCCCAGTCGCCAAATGAACCCTCCCGCCGGAAATTGGAACTCGTGCATCAGGTGGGCATACTCGTCCCCGGTCCGCGGATTGACGGCAAAACTGCGCACCCCCCCTTCAACGTGATTTTTTGCAATCTTCAACGGTACGGGAATCGTCTTGGCCCGCAACTGACCCGAGAGAATAGGGGCATTCACCTCGGCACGCTCCGCCGCATGATGCGTGACCGTGCGCACCCACATCTCCGCCCCGCGCTGCAACCGCTCCGGGATCTGCTGGATCCTCGACATCACCTGCTCAAGTCCCTTCACCTTAATGCCCACTGCTTCCCCTCCACAGCCGCTGGAACTCGTTTGGACCCGCCGTCCCGGTAGCAGCCAACTGCGTGAACGCCGGATTCACCAAACCACGATCATCAACACCATCGTACACCTGGAGCGTGTGATGACAGTTGGGGTGCATTGGGCAGCCCCCACTCGGAAGCGAGGCCACCGGAGGATAACGGGGATCCAGCCCACTGATCGAGAAGACCTTCCCGCGGTACTCGTCGCAGTAATCTCCGATCGTGCTTGGGTTGGGACTGACCTTCACCAGGTCCTGTCCATTCAGCATGCTCCGAGAAATGGTCGCGCGGGAAATGGCATCTGCCCTCATGTGCTCCGCCACCAGCATCGCGTAGTAATCCGGAGAAAACCGTCGCAGCCTCGCATCGGAGGCAATGATTCCCACCGTACGGTGCCGAAGTTGCTGCCGCAGACGAGGACGAAGATTTGCCATCCCAACAACCGAAAGCGTTCCCAGCAACAGCGCCATCCGATTCCGACCGGAAACCATGTCAGTCGGCAACCTACCCTGGTGGATCCTGGAAGCCAGGGAACGAACCGAGGTAAGCGCATCGTCGAAGTAGACGGCGTGCCCCGAAACGATCCGCTGGATCTCCTCGTCACATTCAGGGGCCCAGTCGGCGAATTCCAGGAGACCCACCTCCTCAAGCGCGAGGGACGCCTCCCGATCCGCTTCTCGATAGATCTCCTCAGCGGTCTCCTCAGACCAAGTCAACGTGGTCCTGCGAAGGCGATCCAGCACGAGAAGGATCAGCGCCAGGATGGCCCGCTTCTTCTGATCATCGCGCCCGGCAAGCGCCAAGTCGGTCATCAGATCAGCGATCTCATCCGACTTCTCGGCATAGAGATCAACAAGTTCTTCAACTCTGGCATCCATTGATCTTAGTTCGGCTTTACCTCGGCAATGATGAAATCAAGACCCTCGTTCCAGTGCCGGTAAGGGTTTACCGTCTTGACGGTCGCCGTGCTGAGCACCGTCAGATCCTCCGCATCAAGCACGGCCGTCACCAGGGACCCGACAACAACACAGGTCCTCGCATCGGACGGAAACAGTACCGACCACCCAAAGGGGCGCGTTCTCTGGTAGTCCCCCTCAACGACCCGATCCAGATTGCCAAAGTAGGCAAAACAAGAAAGAGTGTTCATGGTCGTAACCGACGTAGCCCCAGCCCCAGACCGGGTCACCTGGTGAACCTGGCCACAGTGCGTCAGGAAGTCGGAAAGGGACTGAATAAAACTCACGCGCGATAAATCCTCTTGGAAGTAATCCAATCGGAAAGCAGTTGCAGCGATTCCATGCAGAGCGGCCTCTTGCCTCCTCCGGGACGCCCGGCATCCTCTGTAGGACTGGCGTACCGGAACTCCTCCTCCACAGGCCCCACCTTCCGCTTGACGTTCGTCACACCAACATCGCGGAGCGTTGCGTGGGCACTTTTGGCCTGCTGCTGGAGCAAGAAGAGCGCCTGGTGACAGCATGCCTGCTCCACATCTCGCTGCATCCTCGTCTCGGTGGTGGAAAGGTTCGTCGGGTCCCAAGCACCGATAGAATCAGACCAGGAAAGCCCAATCGCACGAGGAAACTCCAGGATCTGCGTGCTAAGGTACTTCGTGTAGAAATATTGGCGCGCATCGATGTCCCGAACAGCCTCCATCAGAGCGGCGCATCGCTGGTCCGAACTTGCGGAGTCCCAGGCAGAGTGGTCAAGCACACAGTTGACAATGAACGAGTTGGCCGCGGTCAACGCAACATACGAATTGCTTGTACCACCGCCCCAACTTGAGATGATCGTGGGACCGGCAGACAGCGTGACCTCGTCCACCTGAAGAACGTCGATCTGTACCCCGTGGCTTCCCTGCTTTGCACTGGAATCCCATGTCCAAGCAAACAGGGCGTAGTGCGTCTCGATCTGACCTGGAACAAGAGACGTGTCCACGATGACGTTGTCGGCCGGCTGGACAACCCAGATCAATCCGCCGCTCGAATCGACCGTCACGTTGTTCGCGTTGAGCACGTCCTGCTCGGAACGACTGTTGATGATCGTCCCATCCTTGTCGTTGTACAGCGTCAAGGTCAGCACATCGAGAGATCCGGCGGCAATCACGGTGCCATCCTGGTCCTTCAGGGTGGCCGTATAGACCGCCGAGGTGTTCTCACGGACGCGCCGGTCAACTGACGATAGAGACATAGGTCACCCCGAATCACACACTGTTCGCCGCAGTCAACAATCCATGATGACTTCACTACTTAGTTTGACTTCTTCATCTGTTCCGACGACAAATATGAATCACTCGCGGACTCGTCTGCAAGCACGCTCTTTTGCAGGCGCTCCGATCCAAATTGGATCACATACACAAACCTGGAGGCAATATGCCCGAACGGCGGCCAGAGGTTCACGAGTCGTACGAGTTTCATTCCGGTCGCCATCAGGATGCCTCACCCTGCGTTTCGTTTCCGGCCCCGTCGTCAGTGATCGCCTGTGTGGTAGCCGGCGTGCTGCCGTCTTCCTGGTAGGTAATGATTTGTGTTGTCGACTTGGCACCCTTGCCAAAGAAGCGCCGGTACAATTGCAAAATCACCTCGCGGAAGTTGGTTGCCAGGCCAGCGGGCTCCGTGACGGCCACCGCATCCAGTCCGTCAGCGGCAAGCCCGTAACCCGTTTTGCTTGTCACCCGCCACGTCCCGACCGTCTTCGCTACGCCGTCTTCGTAGAATTCGCCGAAGTAAGTACCCGTTGCGGCGAACGTGTAATCCAGGTAGTACAGGCCGTCGGACACCTCCGTCAACGTCTGCAAAGCGGATTTGACCAACGTCGGGCTCCACAGATAAGCCGTAACCGTTTTGCCGGTTGCGAAGCCCTCGGCCTTGTAGACGATCCGGTGCGAACCTGTTCCATAGAGCGTGGACATTCAATTCACCTTCTCAAGATCAGCAGACCTTGTACGGACTCGTCGTTAGTCGCTACTACAGTCCAAGCGGAGAAATACTTGACGATCCATTCTCTGTCCGCCTCTCGTTTGCAGTCGTGACAAGCGACGAACGGGACATTGCTGCGGGCGATCGCAGCGTAGGCAGGCTCGCGAGTTTCCCCGCCCGCCGGCCCGTCGATGAACGCCAGGCCATGCTCTCCGTCTACGTCGGGAAGCCGCTGTCCGTTCCATTGTCGAATCTCGACGTTTGCCGCCGTGACCCTGCGCCTGATACGTTCGGTGTAAATCGGATCAGTCTCATAGGCCAAGACCTTGACTCCGAGCCTGTCCATCAATTCGGTTGACAGGCCGGGGCCAATCTCTACGACGCTCTTGATCCCCTGTTGGATCAGAAAGTCCCGCAGAACAACCCAGTCGGTCGGGTCGATCGTATACCCGGCCCACTGAAGGGCAGGGCGCACGGCCACGGGAGATTGCAGAATCCTCTCGCCCAAAGCCAACATGGCCTTGCCGGTCGCCTCCAGGCCAAACGACTTCTCGGCCATCGTGCGGGCCTCTACCCTCATCCCGTCCTGCTCTTGCACGTCTTCCCAACACCGATTCACTGCCGCCGCGAAAGCGTCGGGGTCTCGTGGATCAGCCGTGTAGGGCGTGAAGGCACAGCCGGTGCCAGCAACCACCGGACAACCGGACGCGAGGGCTTCTCTGATAACCCGCGTGGCGATCCGGTGAGGCGTGACGAGGATGTCTGCCGACCGATACACCTTGTCAAGAAACGGCACAAGCATGTTGGCCTCGCCGACGAGCCCGCTATCCCGAAGACGCTGACCCAGTTGTGCCGTGAAGCCCTTAGTTACCGGCGGCGAGCCGAAGAGGTGCAACTTTGCGTCTTTGCAGAACGCTTGCCGGAAAGTTTCCATTGCAGGGATCATGCAAAACGGCGTGATGTCCTCTCGCCACATATCCGCGACCATGACGTTCGGGGCACCTGTCCAGTGTGACGATGAGAATTTGGGACCGCTCGGGTTGAACCGCACTAGGTCTACCGGGCAAGGAACATAGGCAACCGGTCGCTTCGGCATTATGAGATTCCAGAACAGCAGATGCTCCGGCCAGAACGTCACGTATGCAGCATACGACCGATCCACTTCGTGGCGGGTGATAATCTGCATCACTGGATTCCGCCCGTAGTGCTCCTCCATGAAGGAATACTCCGGCCGCCCATGCAAGGCCATGATCATGGGAATTCCGACCTGGGTGATCGGCATCGGGATCATCGCGTGCCGGACCAGGATGTCAGCTTCCTTGAATGCCCAGTCGTGCGACACTGTTACGATGTCTCCGTCAGACAGGCCCACTTTGCTGTACATCGCGCCCGATTCATTGGTGCTATAGTCGACGAACTGCGCATCGATTCCTTGCAGGCGCTCCGCAAGGATCAGGTCACGGACCGTCGCATACATTCCCGATTGGTGCGGGCTGAATACAGCAAAGTGGGCTATCTTCACCAGTGTCTCCCTTGGGTTAGCTGACGATTGCCGCCGAGGAAATCAGATCGACCGCCGATTCCACGTTGCTGATGTAACCGCCCAGCGTGCTTTGCGTAAGCAGAAGCTGCGAGGTGATCGCCGAGTTGTTGGCGGCGGACTGGTCACCGACGGAATCAAGGTCGTGTCCGCACACCTCGTAGGTTTTCGACACCTCGCCGGCGCCGTTCTTGTCCTGGATGACAACGGTCCAGCTACCCTCGGCGGCGGGTGTGAACGATCCGAGGTAGCGGCCGGCGGCCACGCCGGACAGCATGTTGGCGCTTACTGCCATTGAGGATGTCAGCGCCGTGGTCTGGGCCGAATGGATCGCCCCGTTTTGGTCATATACCGTTCCGACAGGAACAGCCGCCACCAGGCAGGCAGCCGCTTGGTACACGAGGTCAATCTTCACGCCGTTTTTATAAGTTCCAGAAGCCATGTTCTTGCTCCCACACAAAAGGGATTTAGGTTATGGCCGCCTCATTGTCGAGCGGCCCGTCAACGTCCATGATCTTCGTGGGTGACACCTCCGATTCGCGTTTCCGGGTTAGCACCCCCTCAATTCGTTCCACGCAATCCAGTATGGCGCGCAGCACAGTCACGATCTCC